ACGCTGGCCCGAACGCTGTCCCCAACGCTGTCCCCAACGCTGGCCCCTATATTCACCTCCACGTCTTTCAGACCGAAAACCAACGCGCGAGTCAGTCCTTGAGACAAAGGCGATCCACACCAGACGATCGCTTTCGGCGGTTCAAGTCCGGCGCACTGATACGCCAGTCGAATGCCGGCCTCGGCGCGCTGACGGTCGGCTGGATCGGTCGACAGGCCAATGCGAGTCCACTTTTCGACGAATTCCGGGAAGCGTGCGATTTGCGCCTCAGTTAGTTTGTCGAGACGTTTCGCCTTGTGCGTTGTTGCCGTCATGCTGCTATCCCCCCCGAATAAATCACCGGTTTCCGATCCCCAGGCACAAACAGCGGATGGAGCGGATGGCCTTCCGCCGTCCTTCCCAAACAATACAGCGGCCGGCCGCCGACCAGCCCCGGAATGACAGCCGCCCGCGGCGCCATCCGCCGATCGCTCTTCGCGCCCCAGGCCGCCACGATCAGCCCGCAGCGAGAGGATTGATAGCCGAACGCTTCGTCGTTTCCCGGTCCGATCGGATCGGCCGCTTTCCACAAGTCGCGAATCTTCGTCGCCCGGAAGGCGAAGAGGTTCATCATGATCAGGCCGCCGTAGCCCCAGCTTTTCGCGAAGTTGATGCAGCGCGTGACCGTCGGATCGTTCTTGCGTTCGTCGGCCGTCGATGGATTAACGCCGATGAACATGCAGACGTTCGCGTGGCCTTGCCAATCCCAGGTTCGCCAGAGGGCATATCGCCAGGTTCGGCAGGGGGAGAATTGGGCGTCGGATTTGTCGAAAAGCGTTTTCATGGAACTTGTGAACGGTAACTGTGCGTTACTTTATCCCGCGCCTCCCACGCCTCCATCACGCCATAAGCGGCGTCCTTAAACGCCATTTCCGCTTTGTCGATCGCCAGCCAGATTTCATCGGTGGGCAGTTCGTCGGGAAAAGCAATACGCCCATCCTCAAATAGATCGCGCACCACTTGCGCCACGAGCCGGGCCGGCCTCGGTAAATTCGCATCCCCGATGCAATCCGCGAGCGCCATCGCCACGTTGTCGCTTCCCCATACGCGACGCTCCCGCTGCGTAATGTCGTGTCCAATTTCGATCGTGACGCGGCAAGGCTTGTCGACGGGCTCTTCGTTTCTCTCTTCGCTCGGGTTGGGGTCGAAGTCGCTCATTTCCGCCTCTTGATAGAAGTGCATCGAAACCGCTTCTCAATCGGTTCGCCGCTGGCGAGCGCCTCAGTAAATTCGCGCAAGCCATCGACGATCCGCTGCGCGACCGACGGCCGCGCCATCTTCCGCTCGCAATCCTTGCACTTGTCAAACTGCGCCCCAGCCGGCAGCGGCTTGATCGTCCCGTTATTGACGACAACGTATCCATGCCGATAGCGGCAGATCGACCGGCCGCCAATGTAGTAATGAGCGACGCGGTTCATCGTTCCAAACTTTCGCCACCCGGGCGAATCGTTTTCGTTCAGGGCCATTGTTTCAACTCCGCTGGAATCGTATTGCCGATCGGCAGCCACAAATGGACGCGTTTCCAAAACGCCGGCTTCTCGATCATCGGCCGGTCGAGCAGCACGAATTCGTTGCGTCGGCCTTCGAGCTCCGCAATCCAGGCGACGATCAGCACAGCGTTGTAAGCCTCGAGGGGATGCGCCCCGCGGGCGCCGCCAGGTCGCCAAATCGACTTGCGAACGAGCGTCGCTTCCCGGCCGATTAAATGCTTCTTCACCACTTCGACGAACTTGTCTTCATCCATCGCCAAGACGACCGATTCGTCCTTCGTGTCGGCGTAGCAATTGAAGTTGTTTTGAAACAACTCGCGCAGGCCGGCGCCGCTGTACTTGTTCTTGCTCATTCCCATTCCTCCGGACGTACCATCGCCGCCCGCCGATATTGCTCCAACCGCTCTTGACTGCGCGAAGCAATCCGCTCCGCTCTTTCGACTTCATCTTCGAAAGATCGCCGCAGGTAAACCCGATCGACCGCTTCGAGAGAGTGCGCCGGCCAGTGAATAACCAGCCTTTCGGCGATCAATCGCCCCTTTTCGGTCAGGCCCCAGTGATGCAGTCCGCAACCGCAGCGAATACGAGAGACGACTTCCATCGGCCAGCTCGATCGCTCGGATTGAACCAGACCATCGTCTTTAAGGCGGGCGATCGTCGAGACTTGGATCGTGTTGTGATAGCCGCCGGCGCCTACCACCGATCCTATCGCATCGCGATCCCACCACAGCCAATCGTGCCGGCGTTCGAGGGCCAGCAGGGCGGCCAGCACGCGGGATTGATGTTTAGTAGGTTTCATGCCGGCAACTCCGCTTTCATCCGCTCCACAAACGCCGCTATCTTCCCTTCGTCGCCGTCGGCGGTTGTGTACACCAGCTCCGATTCGACCACGACGGCGGCTTCCAGGCGCCAGTAGCCGAACTTCGGATCGAATCCCGGCTTGGTGAGCCATTCCCGATCCGCTTGGAAGTATTTCTTGCGGTCGGCCGTAGCGTTCCACTCCCGGCCGTCTTTCGTATCGTCGGCGATGAGCGGTTGATCGGCGACCTTCGTTCGCACTTCCAGGCAAAGCACGTCGCCTATCTCGATATGGAGCAGCTTGCGGCGAGACTCTACTTCGCCGAGGGCGCTGATCGGCGAAGCCATGAACCCGTAGAAATCGTTGTAAGTCGATAGCCCGTCCACGATCGCGCCGCGGTGCGTCAGAAAGATTTGACTCTCGGACTTGCGCACCCAAAGAATCTCTTGCTGAAAATCGACGTAACGCTCCTTACCGCCCACCAGGGCGCTCTGATAAAGCGTGAGCGTTTCCCGTTTGACGACCGGACCGCAGGAGAGGGCTTGGTGCATCATGCGTTGACCTCCCCGCTGGCGTCGCAGGTCGCACAGTCGGCTCCATCGATCGCGTCGTAATAAACCCCGTCGATCGAGCCGGCTTCCCGGCTGAAGACGCCCGAGCCGCCGCAATCGGGACAGGGTTTGCTTCGCCGCTTGGCTTCATACGCCGCCGGCGGCTCGATCCCCAGCCCTTCACAAGCCCGCGCCATCGCCCGGTCGATAAACGGCGGTTCGTTGTCGTGGCTTTCCGCCATCCGCCGCAACGTCTTGGCGAACGTCTTGAGCAGCTCGAGCGATTGCTCCGCATCGAGGCCGCGCTCGTCGATCGTGCGCAACAAGACTTCCGGCGAGCGGCAGGCGATCCGATCGTACATCCGCAGCTTGTAACGGCGGGCGCTGGGGGAATTGTTCTTCCGCTTCTGCTTGTGCTTGTGCTTGTGCTTGGCCATCGCAGCCTCAAGCAGTTGTACGCTCTTCGGCGGATCCAACGGTTGCTCAGGCGGCTTGGCCGGCGGGCGGTTCATCTTGGCGGCGAGCGGGGCGGGCATGCGCTTTTCCTCTTTTAGAGTGTCGAAAGGTGTTGAATGGTCAGGGGCGGGGGTGGCTCAGTTCCTCGGGCAAATCGACGGGCAAATCCGCTTCGCGGATCCACCAGCGCACGCGTTTCCACCAGACGCCCATCGTCTTCGCATCGTTGATGTAGCGGCGCGAGAGCTTTCGACCGCCGTCGTCGATCGCCAATATCCAAATCGTGCCGGCCGGCCGCTGGCCGTCGTGCTCGGCGTGCTTTGGTCCAGGGCGCCAGGTTGTTTTCGCCATCGTCGCTATTCCTCTTCTTCCCGTTCCCACTGGCACGCCGTACAGCACCCCGAGCCGTCGTCCTCATCGGCGAACAGCTCGGCGCCGCAGTCGGCGCACGTGCCGATCGGCAATTCCCATTCGTCGAACTGCGCCGTGTTCTCCGCACTCATCGCCAATCCCTTTCCGAATAGACCGGCGGCGTCGATTCGCCGGCGACGATCGCTCTGGTTCGGTCATCGACGATCCGCGTGACGAGCGACGTCTCATTCCAGCCTTCGCGAATCTTCACGCATTCCGCTTCGATTTGCGCCGACGTCGGCATGTATCCCGCGCCCGCGTCGGACTGTTGATACGCCGGCAGCGGCCCGTCGCGGCGCAGGGAGCGGCCGAGGTGGTTGATCCGCGAGCGAACCGCTTGCTCGGTTCGGTTCAGCTTGGCGGCCAGCTCATCGACGGTGAGCGAGTCGAGTGAGGCAAGCAGCAAGGCGTCGTCCCCGCTGGTCCAGCTTCGTTGGCGGGTGAATTTGGGGGCGATCATTAGAAAAGCACCTCCTGCTCCAATCGCTTCGCGGCAATCTCGCAGTAGCGCTCTTCGATCTCGATGCCGATTGCTTTTCTCCCCAAATCTTTCGCGGCGCGAAGGGTTGTGCCGCTGCCCATGAAGGGATCCAGGATTCGCCCGTCAGGCACAGCGCTCAGCATTTCCCGAACAACCGAAAGCGGCTTGGTGGTTGGGTGCAGATCGTCTTGATCGCGGCGACAATAGAAAACGGTGCCCAAGTCATGCCGAATGAAGTTGTCGGCGACGCCTTTCGAGGCGTGAACGACGAACTCCGCTTGCTGGCGGAAGCCATTGCCCATCCCAAACGATTGCTTATCCCAGACTAAGCACGATCGCATCGACCAACCCGAACTCTCGATCGACCCCGCGAGCGTCGGCCATTGCCGCCAATCGATGAACGAGAACAGATGCGCGCCGACTTGCGCCACGCGAAAGCATTCAGCCGAGAACAAACGAACGAGCATCGCAAACCCGTGTGAACTCAAGTTGTCACCGCCAATCCATTTCGCGTGCGGCCCCTCTTTGCGACGCATGGATCCGCGAGAACGCATCATCGCCGTCTGCCTTGCTCCGCTTGAATATGGCGGGTCGGTAAAGATGGTCGCAACAGATTCGCTCTCCATCTCTGCCAAAGAGATAACGCCATCACCATGAATCACCATGCAGCCATCCCGACAATCGCACGGCCACGAATTGCAGCGGTAGCAGTTCATACCCCCTCCCTTTCATTCACCCCTTCAATCGCCTCATCGCTGATCGACAACCGCGTCGCGCCCAGATCGCGCGCCACGCCCGTCAGGCAGCGCCACAGCGCCTGCCCATTCCCCAGCCCGCGCTGCGACATCGCAATCCGCGCTTCGCTCAGCAGAAAGCCGTCGCCGTCGACCGTGAAGCGGAAATAGGTGTCTTCCGGATTCGGCGGCAGCCGCTTGCCGTTCTTATCGCGGCGCGGCGGCCGGCCGGCGACATACTCGATCGACCGGGCGTCGTGATGGACGGCGATCGAGCAGACTCCCGGCCACAGCGGCCAGTCAGCCAGGTTGCGGCGAACGATCCGCGACACCCAAGCGCCGATCGACTCGGGGGCGTGGGTTTCGTAGATGGGGAGGTTGGAGAGCTTCATACGTCACCCGTAAAGATCGTCTTCGGAGTCGTCATAATTCCGCGATCCGTCACCAAACCGCGAACCAATCCGCGGCGCCGACGGCATTTCAAACGCCTTGATCGGCGAAGCCCGATAGCTGGCAGCCATCTTCCGCGCGATTTCCTCGGATACCGGCGTGATCGAGAAGATGGCCCCCTGCCCGAAGAGCTTGGAAAACCCCGGCGCGATAACTTCCGGCTTGCCCGTATCGAGCAGGAGTTGATCCGAGACGACTTCCGGCACATCGACGCGGACGAAGGCGCAGCCGCCGATAACTTGCTCCGTCACCCGGCCGGCGTAGCGATCGTGACCCATGATTTCCACGAGCGCCCATTGATCGAACGTTTCAGCCATCGTTTGTTACTCCTAGTTCTTTCAAAGCCACCTTCACCGCCCGCGGCACGAGCTGGCCGCAAATCGCTTCAAACCGTGCGAATCCTTCCGGCGTGCCGCGCAGGTCGATCGCGTCGCCGACGATCCGCTGTTCGCTTTCCGACAACCGTCGCCGCAGGTGCATCGCATAGCCCGACCAATCCTTCCATTCGCCGCGAGTCGCATCGCCGACGCCTTCGAGGGCCTTTCTCGCCAGGCGTTCGAGACGCGATTCGCTTTGATTCCCCGCTACGCTGGCGTGCCAGACCGGCCCGCCGAATCCCTCTTCAATTCACTCGTAGCCAGTATTCACCGTCAGTACGAGGCTCGTTTGATCGCGCGGCGAGAGCACCCAGCCGTAGCGGCGCTGCGCCGTTTCGAAGCCGAAGTAGCACGGATAGGCCAAAGCTGTTTTCTGTTGCACGTTCACGATTTCACCTTCGCCTCATACCCATCTTCACACCACGACACGCGACGCTCGCGCGCCTCAGCGACGAACTTCCGCCACGGCACCCAGCCGCTTTTCGTGAAGAATCCCCACTCGCGCCGCCGGCCGCCGCACAAGAGCAGCGTCCAAGCCCGCCCCTTCGGCAGCTCGATGATCCGATGGCGAAAGGCCCGCCCGCAGTAGGACAGTGATCCCGGGCGTCGATAGACTTCGCGCGTTCGGCCCGCGGCGTCGGTGACGGTTTCCCAATACCCGCCACTCATGACGAACCGCCAAAACCACCAAGGGTGGTCATGCTCGCAGCGATCGTGGTCCGCTTGCTCGATGGCGTGCAGCTTGAGCGACCAGCCGAAAGGCAGCCACAGCGACCAGCGGCGGATATACGTTTCCGTGCTCGACAGATCCTTAATGTCGAAGCGGGTGATGAGGCCGATTTTCAGGTCGGATTCTTCGGTTTGGTTGACGGCGAAGAGTTTCATGGCGTCGTACTTTCGATGAAATGGAGTCGCGACGCTTCCAGCTCAATCGCCCGCTCGATCGCCGCTAATGACTCGCGCAAATCCTGTTCAGCCGTTCCTTTGTCCCGAAGGCCGGCGCAGAGCAGCTTCTTGATGGCGTGCTGGCGGGCGGGGCACGTCACCCGGAACGCTTCCAGAACGCAGTAGACGTCAACCGCGATCGAGGCGCCGCCTTTGATCGAGGTAATTGCCCGTTCGTATTTGTTCATGCCGTCACCGCCCCCACGCTGGGAAACTCGTTGTGCTCGCGGCCGTCGAGCAGTCGGCCGGCCTTGGCTTTGCCGACGCGCGCGACAAACGCCACGCTCGGCTTGCCGAGGCCCGACGCGTGCGGCACATAGCTACCGTCTTGCGACATGAACCGCACTTCCCGCGCGGCGCCGACGTCGTGATCGAGCGCTGGCGCCCATTCGCCCCATTGCTTGAAGAGAAACGGCACGCCCGCCGCCGCGCATTGATCGCGTAGCGAACGCGCCCATTGCGGATGCAGCGGCCGCGCGTCGTCTCCCGATTCGCCGCCGACGATCAGCCAGGAGATGCGCTGCGACTGATGGTCGACATGACCGACCCGCTCATCGCAGTAATAACCGCAAGGGCCAACCGGCACGCCAAATGAATTGAGCGGGACGCCGCCCGAAGACAGCCGCAAATCGATCGGCCCGAGCATCGGCTCGGCCGACACCATCACCCGCCAACCCGCCTGGGCGATCCTGCAGGCGTGCGGCATCCGCTCATCCGCCGTTTCCTGATTCTCGATCGACGGCCCGACAAAGACGTTTGGCAGCGGCCATTCTTCCGCGCTTGGATCCCGCCCGAGCTTGCGCATTTCCTCGGCGACCGCTCGAGACGCTTTGGCCGATCGGAACGGCGCCCCGCTTGCCGCCACAGCGTCAAGGCACTCGTCGAGCGACAACCGCGGCAACAGCGCCGCCGCTCGCTCGATCCGCTTGGTAAGCACTTGAAAGGTATGATGCCCGCATAGCGCCATGACCCCAAACACGGCGGCAATCTGTTCGCGCGTCACCGCGCCGTGAAACAGATCGCTCATGCTGTTCACGAAGATCAGCCGCGGCCGGCGCCACTCGTACGGCTCGGCGAGCTTCTCGGGAACGAACCGCACGACGCCCGACCAATTCGGCGGATCGCTCGTTACCAGGCCCTCATACGGCTGACCAGGCCCGGAGAACCGCAGCGCCGTGCGGATCGCATAGCAGCCGCGGCAGCCGGGAGAAACCTTCTCGCACCCGCGGACTGGATTCCAAGTTGCATCCGTCCATTCGATTTTGGATTTGTCAGACATCGCTACTTCTTCCCCTCCCCGAGCTTCTTCAAAAAGTCTTCCAGAGACGCCGCCATCGCCTTCTTCGCATCGCCGGCCATCGCTTCCTTCGCTTCGAGCGAGGAAAGCTTCTTGACGATCGCCTCCCCGTTGGACAGCGAGGCTTGCACGCCGACCAGGTGCGCGATCGTGGCGACGATCGCCAGTTCGGCGTCGCAGTCGATTTGCGTGCAAAGCTGGCGATGGAAGGCCCGCCAGCGAACGGCCGACTCCCACAAGTCTTGGAGCGCTTCCGCTTCTTGCTCGATCAACAGGTCACTCGGCGATTTGAAGATGACGATACTCATGCTTCGCCTTTCAGTTCTTGTTTGTGCAGCTCTTCGCGCTGGATCGCTTCCCACACTTCCCGCCGGAAGATCGAGCAGTCGGCCGGGGCGTCGATCCCAAGCCGAACTTTGCCGCCGGCCAGGTCGAGCACGGCGACCGTGATTTGATCCGGCCGGCCGGCGTTCAAGTAAATCTCTTCGTGCTTGCGTCGTGCGAGTACGAGCATGGAGTCCTTTCGGGAAAGAGTCAGGGGCCAGAGCCCCGCTTATCCAATCGTTCCATCAACAACCACCGCAGCGAGTCGTCGGCCAGGCCGAGCTTTTCAAACCGCTGCAAGAGCAGACCGTCGCCGAACAGCTCGCCCGCCAGCGCGAGCAGCGATTCCCGGTCGAGCGCTTCGAGGCCCGGCAGGTGCTTCGCTTCGAGGGCCTGCAGCTCGGCCAGCTTCGCTTGCGCTTCCGCCCGCCGCGCCACGTCCTTCGCCACTTCCGCCGCCGCTTGCTGGCGTTCGCGCTCGACGCGCGCCCGCCATTCGGCTTGCCGGAGGTAGCTTTCATCCATCGGCGGCCAGCCCTCGGCGATCGCTCGCCCGGCGGCCGAGTTCTCGATCCGCGACCACAGCGCGCCGATGCGCCACGCGCCGGGATGCTCTTGCCAATAGGCGATCAGCGCTTGCATTTCCGCCAGCGCGTATCCTTTCCACCGAGCCATCGCCGCGCAGCGGCCGGCCGCTTCCATCCCCAGCTTTCCAAGAGCCCCCTCCACGGTTTGCCAGTCTTCCGCGGCCTCGGGAACGGAGCGCTTCGCGGCGGGATCGCTGGAAACTGAAGGGGAAGGTTCTTTGGAACTAATACTGGAAGAGGAACTGGACCTTTCCTTATAGGCCGCGCTGTTTTCGCGCGGCGCCATGCGAACTTTGCGCGGCGCCATGCGAACTTTGCGCGGCGCCGCGCCGATTTCGCATGGCGGTTCATGCTGCTTCTGGTAGGCGCGCAAGCCATCGAGATTGACACTCAAACGATCCGCGCGCCGACCACCAGACCCGCAATCCATTTCGATCTTTAGGACGCCGAGGCGCTTTGCCACGCTTTTGGCGTGCTGCAGCGTTCGGACGCCAACGTCTAAGTCTTCGGCCAGTTGCTCGTTGGTTACCTGCCACGGAAATCGTGAGCTCATGGCGAAGACCCGCTCCAACAACCGTCGCACCAAGCGAACTTCCGCCGCCGACACAGGCAGCCGCGCCAACCGGATCAACGCCCAATTCCGCCGGGATTGCTCTTCGGCTTCCGCCAAGAGCGGTCGGTTGTTGGGGTCGATGGTTGGTCGGCGCTTGGCCATCCGTGGTTTGGCGGTTTCGTCAGATGGTTACAACATTCTGCGCAGTGGACAGCTCGCTAGGCCCCGCTTGTGCTTGGCGCTTTTGCCGGATTTCCTCGCCAGTCCAACGGCCGGAGCCGACGCCTCGGACGGTAATTGAGAGACTCGGCAGCGCGACGAAGAAACGTACCGGCGGCAGCGACCACACAAAACCGTCCGCTTTCCTTCGCTCGCCTCAATCAACGCCTCGCCTCCCATCGACACCTCAGCCGCGCAGACCTCACACGGCATCATCTTGCGAATCGCTTCTCTTTTTGGCATCGGCCATCGCCTCCTTCAGCTTCCACGGTTCAACGATCACTTCCACCCGCCGCCTAGCCGCCGCATTGATCAGCCGTTGGCGAAAACTCGTCCAATTCCAGTCGATCGACAGCCCCTGATCGTTGCGGGCAAACCAGCACTTTTCCCGCAGCGGTAGGCTCGGCTCGTGATAAACCAGCACGCCAAAATTTCGACGCTCGCAAACGCGAAGCGCGTCGTTTATCGATCGCCAAAGAACCTCCGATCGCATGTTGCGCTCCTGTTCGTAGCGCCGCGATATGGCGGCGTCGACCTTCTCCCGTCCGTGCCCCCGACCATGGCCGAAACGATACCGCCAGCCAATCTGCTTTCGCAGTCCGATGTAGCGCCGCGTCTGCGCCCGCAAATAGGCGCCGTCGCCCACATACCAACAGCGGTCTTCCGGAAACTCCATCCGCAGGAACGGATCGAAGGATTTCGTTCTCTCGCCCGCGAGCACCGGGTACAGCTCCGCCCGCGCATCCGACAGTCGCTCCCGCTCATCGAAAAAGGTAACGTGCCAGAACCACTCCTGATCCTTCATCACCAGCTTCGAGTCGGTGAGCTTCCGCGCGCCCGAGGCCAGCGCTCGCAACAGCTTCTTGTGGGGCGCAGGCAAGCGACGAAGACTCAAACCGAGAGTGAGGCATTCGATTGCTTGCGTCGGCCGCTGGATCGATACCGAGAGCGTGTCGTCAAAAGCAACGCTCGCCTTTTTTCCCACCACTGGTATCTCGCGTTTAGTGGTGAACGGAGGTCTGTCGTCGCCGGCTAGAATCGCGTCACGCATCCGCCGCCGTTTTCCCTCTTGATCGAAACCGCGCCGCCAATCGATTCGCTTCGACAACGAGGAGGCGACTGAATTAGCGATCACCGAGGCGACGGCGCCGCTCAGTTCGGGAATTTTCTCAGTGACCGCGGCGTAGAGCTTGGCGTTTTCGCTCTTTTGCTGCACGTCGGGATCGAGGCCGCGAGCTAGTAGTTTGTCTCGCTCATTGGCCGACATCGCCCGCAGACGTTTCCTCTGGCGGTCGCTTTCCGGAAGGCCATGCTGGCGCAAGAGCCAGTCCGTCACCGCGGCGTTTCGGCCGCGTCGACAAAGCTCTCCTATCTCAGCGAGCTCGGCAGCGTGGCGCGGCTCCACTTTCAAACGAAGTAATGTGATCGATTGCATCGCTGGATTTCCTTATGGTGATGGCGTTTTTTTTTCGAACCAATATCGTTACGCAAACGCGGTCAAAACTGGGAATACTCGCAATTCCCTCCCGAACCCATGCCTCGCGCAACGAAATCGATCTTTCTCTAACCGCGTTGGCGCTCGCAATTCCCTCCCGAACCCATGCCTCGCGCAACTCGTTCCCAAGAGTTCCAGATGACCAGGTACTCGCAATTCCCTCCCGAACCCATGCCTCGCGCAACGCGCCCGGATTGCCTGAGCGAATATCTTGACTCGCAATTCCCTCCCGAACCCATGCCTCGCGCAACGAATATGAAGAAGTGGGCCGACGAACTGCTCTCGCAATTCCCTCCCGAACCCATGCCTCGCGCAACTCGCGAAGTGTGCCCCCACGCGGGCCATTTCTCGCAATTCCCTCCCGAACCCATGCCTCGCGCAACTGACCACTTCCGGAGCCGGACCGCATTTTCCTCGCAATTCCCTCCCGAACCCATGCCTCGCGCAACCGGCGCACCGATCATTCCCCGCCGCGACAACTCGCAATTCCCTCCCGAACCCATGCCTCGCGCAACCGATCACCGGGCGCGTGCCGTATGGCTGCACTCGCAATTCCCTCCCGAACCCATGCCTCGCGCAACTTAGGCGGACTCCTTCCGGGGACTCGCTCTCTCGCAATTCCCTCCCGAACCCATGCCTCGCGCAACGGTCTCGACGTAACGCCTTACGCCATCGCCGCTTGCTGACTGGCTCGCTCGTTCAAGTCGCGCTCCAGCGTTTCAATTCGTCTGCGAAGTTGACGATTCTCTTTCTCTAACACCTCTACCTTGGCTTGCAGCTCTGCGATCGTCGCTTCGCTCGTGGATCGTTCCTTGCCGAAAGCCGCCTCGCGCTCCGCAAGTGTCGCCTCCAATTCCTTAACCGACTTTTTAGGCTGGCCATTGGAGCTGGCGCCACTGGTCCGCGCCGCCGGTGGGTTGGCCAGTTCGATCATCGCCCAGACGTTGAAGCCGCGCTGACGCCATGCTTCTTCTTTTCCATTCGCCCGATAGGCGCGCACCAACTGCGCCACCGACGGCGAACCGCCAAAGTGTGAAAACTCCTTTTGCTGAAGCTGGTCGAGCAACGCCCCTTCTCCGCCGCAAGAGTCGACGTATTCGATGTCATCGAGCAGTTCCGAGGCGAGCCGCGCCATCTGGAAGATGTTCGTATGAATCTCCTTCGACAGGCGCTTGAGCTCGGCGTGCTTCTGACTGCTGGTCATTTTTCTGGTCATTCGGAAATCCTTAAGAACATGGACAAAAAAAAGATGGAAGCGATCGCCGGAAAACCGCGGCCCTCCGGGAAGGAATTGCCTCGGTCCATATCATCCGAAGCCTTTTCGGTCTCGCCTTGCGGCGACTCTTGGACTCCGGCGAGAGGCTCGATCGGCGCTCTGGGCCGTTCGACTGCTCGCCATTCAGGGTTGCGAGTCCCTGACGTCGGTTGGTAGCCGACTAACAATGAGGGCCGCGGATTCCCGACGATCGCATTCCGTAAATACATAAGTTCTTTCACGGCCAAAACGGATTCGCAAACCACTTCCCAAACGCCTCTTTATGCCGGCGATCCCACAGCGCCGTCGCCAGCACCAGGTCGAACCGCCCGACGCCATACGGCTTCTCGTTCCACCAGGCCCCGTCTTCGTCGCCGCCATTCCAGACGGCGAGCACAAAGGCGGCCGCTTGCCGATCGGCCGGCGAGAGCTCCGTTTGCGTCGCCCAGCGGGCGAAGCGAAACGCATCCCACGGCGAGCCGCCAACGGCTTTGCGCAGGCAGGGGAATGAAGCGACGAGCGCTTCCATTTGGGGATGAACCGACTCCCGCGAGGCGGGACGCTTGGCGAGTTGGGTGGGCATGAGAAATCGAATGGAAAGTTGAAAATGGAAAATTGAAAATGGCCGACTCAGGCCCCGCCCAGCCTTCCGGTCCGCCGGCGTCGTATGACAGCCGCCGACGGACCGGAAAGGCCAGAGCGGAGCATCTGCTACTTCCCTCCACGGCCGTATTTCGGCGGCCGGCCTTCCCTAAGAAGCCACGAAAGGGGAAGGACAAACCGCCCCGCCACGCACCGGGCCAGCGGGCTCGTCGATGTCTCGCCGCGTCTCGCTTTCACAACGCGGCGACCCACCGTTCGGCGGCCAGAGCGGGCCGCGCGCTTCCTAATGATTTCCGCGGAAAACGGGAATCTTCGCTTCCTTGAGCGCTGAAGACAGCGCCGTTTGAATCTCTTGATGCGTGTCGTCGATCGCGTTTTCTATCTGCCCGGCGATCGGCCGAAGCATGAGCTTGCGCGTCGTCGGATCGACATCGAACATGCATTCGACGCTCCGTTTAACAAACCAATCGCGCTCCTCATAAACATCGACTTTCGCGAACACTCGCTCCCAGCGATCGAGCGACTCCATATTGCTGACCACAGCGTCGACGCTCCGGCCAAGGGTATCGCGGCCGCGATCCACCGTCGAAATCGCGCCATCATGCGCTTGGAAGTCGATCGAGCGAACGGCGCGAACGAACTCGACGTCGAAAACGTCGGTCAGATCGTGGCGCAGCATCAACACGAAATCGCGATGCGGCATCCAGCGTTTTTCAGCGGCCAGAGTTTCAAGAAGCTCAAACGGAGCGGTGTCGGTGAGCGTGGCGCAAATGCGATCGAGACGATCGTCTTGGTCATTCGCCACTAACTCGACGCTGTTTCGCTTGTGCCACACGACGCCTTTCGCCGCCCCCCAATTTTTCGCCGCGTCGACGAACGAGGCAAATGTTTCGACCTCATGCGACCGCGGCTTCGCCTCAACATTGCGCCACTCGAGCTTGTCGCCTTGCTGAACGATCTTCGTACGCTCATCAAATTCGATGACCTTTGCCAAATCCGCTTGGCGGATCGTGGAGGTTAGTTTCTCAAATAGCTCTTGCAGCATGGCTTAGTCCTCGTCCTGATCGATCGTCGTTTGATGGAAGTTGTCGGGGGATAAATCGTTGAACGTCAGCATTCCGCCTTTGCGGTAGCCGAGGTTGTATTTCCGCGTTTTGCGCGTCGGAAAGGTTTCCTTGACTTGCGCGTGCATATCGCAGGTGTCAAACAACCCGTCTTGGTCCAGATGCGGCGAAATCTCAATTTGCAGATTTACAAGCCGCGACTTCTTTTCGCCGGGCCGATCCTCACAGTCGAGCGCCGCCCGCTTGAGCGCTTGGTGGAGCGCTTCCACAACGCGGCCGTTGTCGAGCAGCGGCAGTGTTTCGAGCTTTAACTCGCGAATGGCCATATCTCAAATACTCCTTCTTGCCCCAGGGAAATAGAAACTTCCGTCGCCTCGGCGGCGATCGCTTCGTCGTTAGCGCTCGGCGGTGGAATCGGCTTGTTGCGGATCGTCGCCGCGATGTATCCGCGGAGGCACTCGTCGCAAGTGATTTCGTGCCCGCCGCCCAGCTCGTCGTAGCGATCATCCCCGTTCGGATCGTCGCCGGCGTCAACAAACGCTTGCGCCTTCCCGCAAATGCTGAATGCCAGCCCAGCGCCGCCCACGAGCCGATAGGATCCGGCCCAATGCACGAGGCCGCGCTTATGGAAGTCAACGATCGTCGCCACAGAATCGCTCCCATACGTCGAGCTCGGATAAAGCGATCGGCGGCACCGGCGCCACCAGCCGCGGCGTTGTCGCCCGGACGTAGCGGGTGACGTTCGCCAGGTCGCCGAAGCGAAACGGCAGCTCGAGGTCGCCGAGCCACATCAAGCACGCTTGCACCGCCAGGCACGGCCGCGAGTCGTCATAGCGCAGAACGAACAGATGCCCGTCGCGCTGCAAACGAAGTTCTTTTGTCATGCGGCGGCGTCTCCATACGCGTCGCCGCCCAGGCCCGCGGCCAAGCCGAGCAGCTCGATCGTGAAGTCGTCGCACAGTCGCACCCGCGGCGGCGACCAGGCCGCCGGCCGCGAGACGAGACGCAGGAGGCGCGTCGCTTCGCTCCATTCTTCTTGAATCGCTTCCGCCCGCTGGCGAATTTCCGCCGGCGTCGGGTCGGGCGTCTTCGGCCGCCGACCGCCGTTTCGCGGGAGCGGACGTTCGCCGCTTGCCGCTGCGTGGCGCATGCGCGTGTCGCGATCGCCGCCGCCGATTCCTACCGTACCGCCGCTTGCCGACAACCCATTCTTCGAGAGAGACATACAACATCCTTTCCAACACCGCTCCTAGTCCGGTCGCTTGCCGGCCGCATCGCAGCGGGGGTTGCGGCAAGCGCGGAGAAACCGGCCGGCGCAGCAGCCGGCACGAAACAAAGAACGACCGCGGCCGACCGAGGGACACGTCGAACACCCCTCGGCCGACGCGCGGCCGGTTGACGCAGAAAATCGCCGCTCTTAGCCGGCGTCGCCGGCATGAATCCGCAGCGACGGCGAGAGCTTCGGCTCGGGCAGGTGCGCCACGCCCGAGCGTTTGGTTTTCATTTGCGCGCGGTCGAGATACCGCCGCGTGACGCTGGCGTGCGAATGGCCGAGATAGTCGCGGGCAAACTCTTCCCCTTTGGCGTCGGCGAGAATCGTCGCCGTAAACGCCCGCAGGTTGTGGAAGAGATTGCGCCGCCCGCTCGGCAGGCCGGCCGCATCGAGCAGCCGCCGGTAATGCCGCCGCAGCGATCGCCACTGGCGCCCTTCGTTGCCGCAATCGAGCGGCCAGGGGAAGAGAAACTCGCGCGTGTCGCCGTGCGGATCGCCCGCCCCAATCGCCCGCAGCGCCACGACGACCGTCGGCTGCAATTCGAACCGCTGATCGCAGCGCTGCTTCTGATTGTGGGCCCGCAAGAGGATTTCCCGCCGCGCCAGATCGACGTCGACCAACCGGATCGCCATCACCGCCGAGATTCGCCCGCCCGTGTTGACGACTGTCAACAGCAGCGCCCGCCACCAGAGCGCCGCCGGCAATTCGCCGACGTAGCCGACGAGCGCATCGGCCGCCGTAAGAATCGCTTCGTAGTCCGCCAGCGTCCAGGTGCGCGGCTCGCGTTTCTCTTCGGGAATCGGATCGAGCTCGGGCAGCGACTCGAGCAGCCTCTTCTTGCGGGCGAACCGCCACAAGCTCTTGAGGACGCGATAGAGCTTGTTGGCCGTGGCGACCGAGCGGCCGCGATCGATTTGCCACGCCATCGCATCGGCAAGCAGTTCGTCGGACAGATCGTCGATCGACGCCGGCCGAGACGCGGCTTGCTGACTCGCCAGCCGTTCGGCGAAGAACTTGTCGAAGACATTGAGCTGGCAGCGCGTCTCGGCGATCGTGGCCTTCGATTTTCCAAGGTGACGCAGCGGCCGGTAGCTCGCTTCGTAAAGCGCACGGAGCGAGCGATCTTGCCCAGCGCGTACCGTGAGACAGGAGCTCATAAAGAGTTCTCCAGCGCCTACCCGACTCGCTCCAAGCCTCCCTTACAGCGGGTCTGCGCGAAATTCGGTCCTTGCTTCTCGCGGTCCGACGCGATGCCACGTTGACGAGGAAACCGCTCGGCAGTCGCCGATCCCACTTCGGGGATTCCGCGAGCCAAGCGACGTGTGTCGCCAACGTACCAGTCGCCAGCCAGTCCATGAACGAAGCTCCAAGACTTCCCAGCGGAATAGCGGATACCCGCCGCCGCTTGCGCAGGCCGTGCGGTTTGGAGCGAGGCGCGCGAGGAAACGCAGCGTCAGAAAACCGCCGCCGGCGCGAGGATGCACACTCGCGCCGGCGAACGGCGACTGAACCGCGAACGCGCGGCGGCGCTCGAACCTGACCTGGTGTGTTCCGCGACCGAACCGCGAAAGGTGCGGAAAGCGGTCGCGTCGTTTTCAATCCGAACAGCGACTGAAACGACGCCAAGCGGCCGGGGAAGCCAGAGGCAGGCCCGAGGTAACGGGGAAGAACCCGTTAGAGCTTGTGAATCGTAGGAGTCGCACCTTTGTTGGCGCCTTTGATGTTTCCATCCAAGCGGCGCCGTGCTTGTGTAGCGAAGGTCAATGTACTGATCGCGGCGAGCTTGTCAAGTTTGCGCGCGCTGGCCGAGCGGCAAGAAATGAAAAAGCCCCGCGAAGCGCGCGGCTTCGCGGGGCGTCGATTTCAGCCGGAACAAGTTGCTACACAAGCCCTTACAACGTGCGACGTCGAAGAGAGATCCCGGCTGAAATTTTTTTTGTGCGGCGCGGGGCGCGCTGACGCCGAGGTCTTCGGATTTGTAGTCCGAAGACACGATCAGCCACGCGCATTTCGCGCCAAACAAAGCACCCCCTGGGGGAGTCGAACCCCCGTTCTCGGACTGAGAATCCGGGGAAAAATGAACCGCCCGAGAGGGCCGAGCAGGCGTCTATTGAACGCACTCAAAACCGTTGCGGCCAATGACTTTGCACCACTCGGCGACGACTATTGTTGGCTCTTGATCGCCGTCGAAGAGCACGCTCGCGCGATTGTTGTCGCTGGCGAACAGATGAACGACAACGCCGCGTCGGCAGGCAAAGCGAAGGTTGAGCCCGCGGTATTCGACGACGTCGCCGACCTTCAGGCCGTAGTGCCGATTGGCGCCGACGGCGACGCGGTTAGGGTTGAGGATCATGCGGGTATTGTAGGCGATCGAGAAAAAAAGCGGCGGCGAAGTGGACAGTTAGTATCTTGTACGCTGTACAAGCGTCAAGATGTGGCCTTGCGTGTTGTACTGCGTACAATGCACGCATGAGCAAGCAATGGACGCCCGCGCAGATTCGCAAGCTCCGCGAATCACTGAAGCTAACGCAGGAGGAATTTGCGGCAAAATGCAATGTGGCGCTGAGCACCGCGCAGTCTTGGGAGCAGCCGCCCACTTCCGTACGTCATCGCACGCCGGGCCGCCCGAGCATCAAATGGTTCGAGGTTTTTGAGCAGGAAGTCGCCAAGACCAAACGCGACGCTGACTGACGGACCAGATCGGCTATTTCTTCACGCTCGCGCCGATTTCCGTCGAAAGACTCTTCTTAGCCCCACTTGTACTGCGTACAAGTTTTTTTCGAATGGCACTTGTACAGAGTACAAGCATCGCTATACTTGTACAGAGTACAAGTCACCGCAACGCGGAAAGGAAAAGACTCATGGAAAGAATGACCACCCAAGAAGCGTTCTCCGAACAGCTCGAAGGCTTCCGGCAGATTTCATTAACGCCCATCCCGACGACGCGGTTCGGGCCGCCCCTTGGATGGAGCCCCAGCGGGCCGAAGTCGCCGCCCGCGAGGCATTCGAAGAACTGCTCGCCGCATGGCGGCGGATGCACAGCCCCGAAACCCTTTAAGAAAGACACGGCCATGAGTTTTTACATTCACCCCGACGACGTCGAATCTGGCGAATGGATTCAAGACACCTATTCCGGCTTGGATCCCGACACCGAAAGCCGCTACGACAACGAGGCGGATCGCCGATGGTGGCTTGCCAGCGGTTGCCCACTTCCGATCGTCGAGCGGCCGGCGCCGCGAGTCGATGACGGACTTCCCTTTTAGAACCCCAACCCTTAGCCCCTTCGAAAGCCGCCCCGATGAACGCTACGACCCCCAAAGCCAAAACCCGCCGCATCGTTCGCGACGAGTCGATCGCCGCCAGCCTGGCGGGCGAGCTCGTCAATTGCGGCTACTGGTTCGCTTGCCGGCTGCTCGGCGAGAGCGGCGACCAGTACGAATTCGCCGTCGCCCGCGAGCACGGCGATCAGTTGAGCCAGATGATCGCCACCGCCCGCCACCGCGCCGGCAAATAACCCCAAGAAACACAAACGGCCGCCGGCGTCTTGTCCACGCCGACGGCCAAACCTTAGCCCCTTCGAAAGAGCATCGGTATGATTACTTTGCCCGAAACGCTTCGCTCAGGCAATCCCAAAAGCTACGCCCCGGCCGCCTGGCCAGAGCGGAAACCGCCCGCCAAGGCGCTTCACGGCTTCACGACGCACTCCGGCGCCGTGCTCGATCTAGCCGGCCCGACGCCGGCCGACGTGCGGATCGAGGATATTGCGATGAGCTTGTCCCGGCTTTGCCGGGCGAACGGCCACTTGGACCGCCCGCACACCGTCGCCGAGCACAGCTTGCGCGTCTCGTGGCGGCTGGCGCACCGCGGCGATCGGCTGGCGATGATCGGATTGCTTCACGACGCAGCGGAAGCGTACATGGGCGATTGCCCGACGCCGCTGAAGCACATGCTCGGCGAGCGCTGGCGCCGGATCGAAGATCGCGTTCGATGGGCGATCCACGAGTACGCCGGGATCGGCATCGCCGGCCGCTGGGAACTGGACGTCGTCGCCGCCGTCGACCACAGCGAGACGCGCGAAGAGCTGGAATCACCGTACGACGATCCGCTCGATTGCGAATCGGCCCGGATCCAGTTCCTTCAGGAATACCGCCGGCTGCAAGCGCGGCTGCGCGATCGCTAGAGCTTGTCTTCTGACCCCGCACAGGGGCCGGCGGCTGGGGATCGGTCGGCGCACGCGCCGGCCGACCCCGCCGCCCGGGTTTTCTTTTCTTTCCCCCAACACCGACACGACCATGCCCTACGACCGCCACCGCGCCAGCCGCGACTATTGGGCCAAACGCCACACCGACCAGGCCATCGCCAATCAGTACGACGAACGCTTCGGCGACACCGCCGAGCAGCTCGACGCCTTGAACATCGAAACGATCGCCCGGCTGGCGGCAATGACGCCCGAGGAACGGGCGGCCAATGACGCCGCCGCCCTTCGCGATATGGGCGAGTACCTTTGCCCGAAGCACCTTTACGGCCAGCGCCGCGAGAAGTGGATCGAGCTGCGAACGGCGAGCATTCACGCCGCTCGCGAAGCGAAGAAGGAAGCGGCCGAGCTGCACGGCGCCGCGGCCGGCAAGCCGATCCTCGAGGACGAGGCGGCTTGGAGCCGCGACGTCGGCCACAGCGCCCGCGCCGCCGATTCGCTGGCGTCGCTGGCGGCGATCCGCTCGCAGATTCTCAGGACGTGCCGCCAACAGCAGGCGAGCTATCCGGCGATATGGGGCGCGTTGACGACGGTAATCGACGCCACTCGGCGATTGGGACAGGCGGCGATCGAGCACATGCCGCCCGACCAGCCGCCGATCCTGCCCACCGTCGCGCCGCCGGTGATCGTGCCGCGAGTCGTCGAAGACTTCGTTTGGGACGGAAAGCAGCTTCGCCGTCTCGAGCCGAAGGCGCCGGATGCTCCGCCCGCGGCGCCGATCGTTTCGCCCAGCGTCGACGACTTCGCACCCGCGCCGTTGACCGAGCCGGGTTATCTCTTTCCCGCCGCGATGCTGGCCGCCGCCAAGGCGGCGAGCGTGCAGCACATGTTGTTTTGAAACCCGTTTGACCGCTCTTGTCCAAGCGTTCAGTTACCCTAGCCCCTTCGAGAGACAAAACCATGACGACCAACGCCAACACCCGCTATTGGGACCAGCTCGCCGCCACCGACCCCGCGCACATCAAGCCGATCGCCGGCAAGCGCTACCGCGGGATGAACATCAAAGCCGAATACCGGATGCAGAAGATGACAGAGGCTTTCGGCCCGGCCGGCGAAGGCTGGGGCTGGACGATTGAAAACCGCTGGCGCGAAGACTTCCCGGTGACGATCAGAGACGCCAAGACGCAGGCCGAGCGCGTCGAGCAGCGGCCGTTCGTCTTCGTGCAGATCGGCGTCTGGTGGCGCGGGCCCGATGGCGAGAAGCACCAGGTCGGATCGACGATCGGCGGGACGGCGATCGAGGCCGACGCCGACGACGCCTACAAAAAGGCGATTACCGACGCCCTCGGGAAGTGTTTGGCGGCGCTGGGATGCTGCGCCGACGTCTATCTCGGCTACCACGACGGCTTGCCGCCAGGCGGCCCGGGGAATCAGCGAGAGAACAGAAGGCCAGAGGGCCAGCGGCCGGCAAGCCAGCGGTCGGAGAAGCCCGCTTCCCCGCCGGCGACCGGCCGCCAGCAGCCATTTTCCGGCCCGCCCCACGGCGTATGGGACGCCTACATCGACGACATCAAGGCGAAACTGGCGAGCTGCAAGACGCCCGGCTGCGCGTCGAAGGTCCGGCGGTCGATCGAGGAAGACTTGTCAGCGGGCAAGATCAGCCAGCCGACGCACGCCGCCGCCGTGGCGCTTTGCAAACCGCGTTACGACGAGCTGGCGGCGCAGCGCGAGCGGTTGCTTAAAGAAGAAGCGGATCGCCGGGCGGTCTACGACGTCGACGAGCAGGCCGACGCCGATTTTCTCGAGGCGTTCCGCGGGTTGATCGAGACGAGCGACCACGCCGGGCGAATCACCGCCGAGCGGAAGAAACTGCGATCGATGGGCTTGGCGCCGGCGACCGTCGCCGCGGCCGAGCGGATTTGCGACGACGCGATCGCGGCGATGAGCCGGCGCAGGTCGGCTTCGGCGTAGCAGCCGCTTCGCCAATCGGTTATTTTGACGCCCGGGATAGCAAGGGAAATCCGCGATGACTGACGCAAGCGAACGAAGCGAAGAAGGCTACCTTTCGGATGAAGAGCGCGAAAGGTGGCTTAAATCGTTGCCCGAGGTAGATTCGTGCCGCAACTGCAAGTTTTGGGATCCGTTTGAAGATCCAACTTGGAGGTACAGCAAGCAACAGGCCAAAGAATACTTCCGCGAAGAGGATGGAATCGCGTTCGCGTTAGAAATAGTGGAGTACATCGGCCATTGTCGACGGTTCCCGCCTAGCTTTATTGGCCATGACGATGCAGGGGATGACGTCTGGCTACAGCCGACCACAAATCATCGTGATTGGTGCGGAGAGCATCAGGCGGTTACGGAGTAACTAATAACCCGTTCGCTTCCAACTCCGCAACCGCTTGATCGCTCCTGTCTTCCGGCTTCGGTTGGGTGAGCAGCCATTCGGCGTACCGCTCGAGCCCGGCCATGAAATCCACCCGCGCCGCCCAGCCGGCGACTTCGGCCGTTTTCTTCGCGCTGGCGAAGCAATGCTGGACATCGCCGACACGCCGCCGGCCGTCGATCGTCGGCAACAGATCGGGCCGACCAAGCAGGCGCGCGAGCGCGGTCGCCACTAATTCGATCCGCCACCGCCGCCCCGTTCCGACGTTATAGACGCCCGACGACGGGCCGCTCCCCTCGGCGCCGCACTCGGCGAAGTGTCGGAAAGCGTCGGCGACATCGGCGACATAGACAAAATCGCGCGTTTGATTGCCGTCGCCATAGACCAGCGGCGGGCGGCCGTTGAGGATCCGCGTCGCGAAGTTGGCGATGGCGCCAGTGTACGGATTAGCGAGCGATTGCCCGGGCCCATAGACGTTGAAGAGGCGCAGGGCGTAGGTCGGAATGTCGTGCCGCTGGCCGAAGAAGAGGAAGAGGCGCTCTTGATCGTATTTGGTGAGGGCGTAGACGCTGCGCGGGCTGGGACGTTCGAAGTCTTCCCGGCAGCCGACCGGCCCTCTCGTCATTGTGTTCGTTCCGTCGAAGCCCGCCGGTGACTCGCCGTAGACGCTCATCGAGCTCGCGACGACAAGCACTTTCGGCCGCTGGCCCGCCTTGATCCGATCGTCGAGCCGCTCGAGGAGCTTCGCCGTATCGAGGGTGTTGCAGAAAGCGTATTCGGCTTGCTCGTAGGCCGATTGACCGACGCCGACCTTGGCCGCCAGGTGAATGACGGCGTCGTAAGTCAAATGCGAGTCGCCTTGCCAGTCGCCGGCGCAGCCTTGCCAAAACAGAGCACAGGGCAGATCGCGAACCGTGTTCAACGACTCGCGATGCGCCTGATCGTCGATGCAATCAACGACCGTCAGCTTATGCCCACGGCGAGCCAGGTCGCCGCATAGATGCGTTCCGATGAAGCCGGCGCCGCCGGTGACCAGGATATTCATCAATCGATTGCCTTCTCGTGCGGACAGACGAAAACGACCGTTTTCGTTATCTCATTGAACCCGACCATATCGTCAAACATGAAGTCGACGTGCTTCGCCATCCATCGCTTGTGCGCCCGGCCGTGGTCGACCGGGCCTTGCTGCATCAAATGAGGATCGAGCATATCGGGGTCGATGCCAAGGGCGCGAAGTCGCTCGCAATCTTCCGGCCAGCGGCTGCGCAGGTGGTTGCTCGTGACGCACAGCCGATGGCCGGCCGCGTGCATCGCCGGAATGAATGCGGCGAAGAACTCAGGGAAGCCGTAGATCGTCTGATCGAGGTCGAGCCCGATTTTCAACTTCTTCGGCGCTGGGAAGTCGTTCATAGCGGACCGTCGGCGATTCGATCCTGATGGTAGAGGCCCGGCTTGTAGGGATTCGGCGTCGGGAAGCGATACGGCGCCCACAACTGAAACATCGAATGAGCGTCCTCGGAAGAAAAAAGCGTCGAAGGGTACGCTTCCACGCCGTAGCGATCGCGGGGAATGTCTCGCCAGCGTTCGTTGCCGAAGACGAAATCCGCTCTTAGCCACCAGAACGTGCCGGCGAACATCCAGCGGCCCGCCTGAAGGCCCGACGGATACGGCGTCGGGTGGTCGCCCCAAACCATTTTGTGCGTGCCGACGGCTTTGAAGTCGGCCAGGCGATCCAAACACTCGTCGGCCCGGTCGAGCAAGTGATGATACATGGCGTTGCGCCAGAAGATCGCCCCTTGCCGGTTGCCTTCGGTTGAATTGCCCTTGGTATGAGCAAAGAAGATCGCTTGCTCTTCGAGCGGCGCCGGGGGCGGATAACAACCAGGCTCGAGCGAGGCGAGCAGCGTCGGAAACGTCGCCGCTTCCCGCAGCTCGGGATCGTTCGGCAGGACGACAACGTCAAAACCATTCCAGACCGATGCGTAGAACTCTTCGAGCACTCGGTCGACCGGCTCGAGGCGCTCGCCATGTACGATCGCCACAATCCGCCGGCCATTGAACAGATCCCAGCGGGCAAAGAGTTGCCGTAGGTTCTGGCGCCAACCTTGATGCGGATCAGCCTCAGCATCGAGCGGGCAGACGTGATAGAGCAGGTGGCGAACCGTCGGCCGAGGATACTTGGCAGGCCCGCCAAAGGGAAAATCGCCCCAGCGGCCGATCGGGCAGACTTCGGTCGCCATGCGGATCTTGTTCCGCAATGCCGAGGGGCTCTTATTCACCCTGCAGCCGCAGAGCGTGCAGCTCTTGCCGTTGAAGCGCTCGCAGGGTCGGCAGGCGTCCTCAAAGATGCGGGCGACTTCTTCGTCGCTGCGCGACGGCTCGCCTTGCTTCTTGTGCTCGCGGACGGCGATTTCGTAGGCCGTCAGTCGCTTGGCGAGTGACGGCAGCGGCCGATCGACGCCAAGCGGTTTCTCGGCGGGATTCGACTTATGAACGACGCCGCAGCGGCAGACAACGGGAAAGTCGCGCGCCGAGAGATTGTCCCGCAGGCCGCACTTCGGGCAGATAAAGAGGGAAAGCGGATCCGCCTTGTTAGACCGCCGAGACATACACGAATTCCGGTTCGGGATCGATCGCGCAGCATTGATTGGCCGATACTTGCGTGAAGTCGAAGAGAGGAACTTCCAGGTCGGCCCACTCCATACAGAGGCCGCCGTTATCCGGGCCCTCAGCGGGAATCGTTCCCAGGTCGTCGCCGCCAAGCACAAACGGGCGGAAAAACGTCCAGAGGCCGTTGATGCAGCCGAATTGACCGGTAAGCGGCGAGCAGGGCGTTTCCGTTTCGCATTGATCGCCTTCGTCGGAAAGCGAGTCGCAAATCCGAACCGTCACCGTCAAGCCCGAGGCGTCGATCGTCGCCGAGACAGTGACATTTACGAAGGTACTCAGCGGATTGCCGGCAAACGTCGAGCAGTCGCGGGCCGCCAAGTTGATCGATTTACACCATACGCAGGATGTTGTGCGATCCAAATACCAAGTCCGCGGAATCTCGTCGGCGTCGAGCGGGCACTCGTCGGCGAGCCCGCCATCACAAAAAGTGGCGATCGAGTGCTCAAAATCAATAATGGGAAAGTCGAGCACTACCTTGAGCTGCGTCGGCATTTCGCTGTCAACGCAAAAATCTTCGCATGTTCCGCTGGTCACGCAGCGTTCGCAGTTCGTCGTGCCTTCTTCGCCAAAGAGATATTCGAAGCTGAAGCCAGTGAACCGCACGCCGGCCTGATCGCCGCCGAGGCCGCCGCGGTCGCCGCCGACGGCCGTCGTTTCGGCGCTGGCGTTGCCGGCGGTGTTCGCGCTTGCCCCTTGAACGATCGCCTCAAACAGCCCATCCCCAAAGCAGATCGTCACGCTGGCCTGATCGCCGCCCGCCAGGCTCCCCACCGTCACCGGATCATCGAGCAGCGCCGTATTGGAGCCGCCTTCGCGTTTATAGAGCATGAAGTCGCCGTCGGCGTTGCCGATCCCCGAAACGCCCCAGCGCACGCGCACAAAATGGTAATTGTCGGCGTCCAGATAATCGACGATGAAAACGGCGGAATCGGCGTCGTCTGGCGCGATGGCGGTCGCCGTTAAATATGCGTCGGAGTTGCCGTAGACGTTCGGCAGCCGGCTAATGACGACGCCGGCCGTCATCGTCTCTAAGGCGTTGCTGACAATGTCGTGATCGCCGCTGACTTCCTCCCAATAACAGCCGGCGTCGTCGCTATCGTCGCGCGTGAAGACGTCTTGATGAATCACGCAGTCGAGCGGATCGGGCCGGCAGTCTTCGCAGTCGTCGACGTGCTTGAGTTGGGCAAAAACGCCCTTCATCATTTCGAGCTGAAAATCGTCGAAACGAACTGCCGACGTCACAACCCCGACGCCGATACCGCCGAGGCTCGTGATTGCGCCAGGGTCGATTTGCACCGCTTGCCGATACCAGGCTTCCTCCCCGGCGGCCGTCGTTACATGCGCCCACAGGTGCGACCCATCCCAGCAAACGCGCAGGATATGCCAGGCGTCGGGAACGGCCGTAGCGATCGGTATGGAGCTTCCAAGTTGCGTATTCGTTCCGCCGGAGCGCTGAAAGAGCTTGAGGTTTCCGCAAGCGCCGTCAACAGTGAGCTGCGCGAAGAGGTAGTTGTCGTCGTCAACGATCGCCACCAGGCCGCGCGGCTCGTCGTCGTCGTCGTCGCCCTTGACGAGTACGACGATTGACCAGGCGGGGATTGAGGAAAAATAGTTGGCGGCGCAGTAAGTATTCGGCGTTTCGAACAGCGCTTCGTTGCTAACAATCGATCCGTTCTCGCAGCCGCCCCACAAGCAGCCGAGGTTGTCGGCGTCGTCGCGGTCGAAGCCGTCCGCCAACAAAAGGCAGTCATACGGCCGGCCATAGTAGCAGTAGGTGCAGCATTCGCTCGTTTCGCTTTCGGTCGCTTCGACGACATAATCGTCAAAGCGAATTTGCGCCGCGTCGAGCGCGCCGTCGACAAGCACGCCGACATTGGCGTAATCGTCGGGGTCCGCATCAGGAAGCGTCGTCGTCGCCGCCAGCTTGACGCGATCGCCGGCGGCCGTAATCAGCTCCCCATAGAGTTGCGCTTCGTCTTGCTCGCCAAAGGCCCGGTAGCAAAGCTCGAGGGTATGCCATTCGTCGAGCGTCACGCCAACAACGGCCGCTTGCGCAAGCGTTTCGTCACTTCCGCCGTCGCACGTTTTATTGTTCTTCAGCCGCAGAATCGCGCAGTCTGCCGAGTCGAGCTCCACTTCCAGCGAGAGGTAGCAGCCAAGATTGAGATTGAAGCGGGCCAGGATCGCCGCCCGCTGGCCGACGGCCGAGAACTTGACGCGGGCTTCGATCGAGTGCTCGGGCGGGCCGGCGTCGATGGCGTGATAGCAGAAGATCGCGCCCGTGCCGGCGACGAGCTCCCCGGCGTCGCGCGACCAGCCCGCCGCGTCGTCTTCTGTCCAGCCGTTGCCGACCGTCGCGTTGGTGCCGTCGAATGAATCGCTGAACAGCTCGCAGCAGGCGTTGTACGCGGCGCCCATCCGGCAATCGACGTTGATTTGCGGCATAGAGAACCCCTAGCAGGGCGCGGCGACGGCATAATGCTTGCCGTCCTGTTTGAACCCTAACAGCTTATCGCCTTGCTCCAGCGCGTCGAACATCCCTTCCGGCCGCGAATAGACGACCACGTCCTCTTCGGCAAGCGTTCCGGTAAACAAGTCGAGCCGGTCGCAAGTCGCTTGATCGGCCGTCGTCGCGCCCCAATCCTCTTGCAGCTCGTATTGCGAGAATCGCACCCCGCCCGAGGAACTCAGCACCGTTACCCGGTTGCTCGAGTCGAGCACACAGACCAGATCGTCGCCTTCGACGGCCGCCGCGTTGCCGAGCGGATCATAGACCGTCACCGTTTGGCCCGTCACCGCATAGGCCGAGCCGTTCCAGACGAGCGGTTGCCCCTCGGCCGTGCCGCCGGCGTCGAGCGTTTCGCCGGCGTTCAGCCGCACAAAGAATGTCCCAACCGGCGTCGGCTGAATGTCGTCGAACTGATGCAGCAATTCGCCAGCGCTGAAGTCATAGGCCGGCGAGCAGACGCGAGTATAGGCGGCATATTCGCCGGGATTCGGCCCGTCTTGGGATCCAAGCCGCCACCAGATGAAATCGTCGAAGCCGGTCAGCGTCCATTCCGCCAGGCCGCCGTACGAACGATCGTAGGGCCGCTCGAGGCTGGCGTAATAATCGGCGGCAATCTTGGAGGCGAGCGCATTGACGGCCGCCGCGTTGTCGGGCGATCCGCCTTCGCTGGAAAAATCGGCCAGCGCCGTTGTGTAAAAAACCTTGCCGCCGACGACCGTCGAGCCGGAAACGTACTGCGCGCCGCTTTCGGTGACGACGTGAACGTCGCCGTCGGCGTATGGAACGCTCCCCTTCGCTTTGCGAAAGACGACAAGCACTTCCGCCGGCCGGATCCCCGGAACGCCCTTTTCCAAGGCGTGGCCCGCCAGCGGCAGGAGCTTCTTGCCGCGCTCGTTGCGGTTGAGCGTCGTCGTGAAGACATCCCATGTCCGGCACTCGAGCGTACCGTCGAGTTGTCGCACGAACCGCTGGCCGATCGATTCGGCGACGGCGTCGAGCAGCACCGCCGCGTTCTCGGCGCGGCGGGAGAGCTCATGCGGATCGGGCCGGACGTAGGAGGCATGGATCGCTTCGAACGACACCGTGCCGATTTCCATCCCGATCGCCGAGATAACATCCGACCAGGTCGCCGACTCGTCGAAGACGAACGACGTATCGGTTTGCTTCCAGCGCCACAGGTAGCGCTCATCGACCAGCGGCAGGAGGAAGAACGAGTTGCCAAACTCTTGCGCCGACAGCGGCCGCGGCGGCAACAAATACATGCTCGTCTCGAGGTTCACCCGACCGTCAGAGAGCTTGAGCTTGGCCGAGCCGCCCGAACTTTCGAGCTTTCCGAGAATCTTCGCCAGGCCCGTTGTATCGGTGAGAAAGAGCCCGATCGCGAAGCGACTAGCGCCGGTCGGCCACCAGAGCGAGTTGAGCGCCCACCGCGGGCAGGCCGGCCACTTCGGCGTCTCAATCCCGCCATTGGGCCCTTGAGAACGGCGCCCGTTCCAGCGAACGAGCGAGCCGAGCGGATCGGCGCAGAACAGCGATGCGTCGCCGATCGGCAGATTGCGGTCGAGCCAGTCTTGCAGTTGACCGCCGGGATCGCCAAGCAGCAGATCGACGCCAGCGTAAGAGGCGGGCATGAGAGAAGAAGTCGGAGGGCAGAGGTCAGAACGTCAGAGGCCGCACGGCGCTAGTCCGCTTCGTTGACGAGGATCCGCAGCTTGCGGCCGTCGCAGGGGAAAACGTCGGTCTTGCCCGAGGCCGTGACGCGAAACCAGAGGAAGTATTCGTAACCGCCGTGAGTGGCGATCGACGACCAGACCGACGACTGGAATTCGTACTGCGCCTTGCCTTCACTGGCCGGATTCCACGAGACGCCGGTGCTCGTCCAGTCGTGAATCTCTTCGCCGTCTTCGGCCACCAGCCGCGCTTCCAGCGTCAGCCCGGTACCGTCGATCGCCGCGCCGCCTTGGGCCAGTGTGCGGCCGATCGGCGTTCGGCGGTCGCCGCGCGTGAAGTTTTCGGTCTGTTCTTGATTGGCCGACATCGCTTAATCAAATCCGTAGAGCAGCGGGAAGCGGTTGTCGGCGCCGTGCAAATCAGGAAAGCGGTTGTCGGCGCCGTGCAGCAGCGGGAAAGTCAGCGCCTCGGCAACGGTGGGCGTCGCCGCAGCGATCCCCCGGTACAGCCGCGCAAAGTGCAGCCGATCGCCAGCGTTGATCGAGCCGTCGGGAACGGGAAAACGGGCGCGCCACGGCAAGCCGATATGGATTGCCGAGTCGCGCTTGTCGCGAGTGTCGAGAGCCACGGCTTACTTTAGGCGGCGGGAGCTTCAGGCGACTTTTCCGCCGGCGGCGCGGCTTCCAGCTTGGCGAGCAGCTCGTCGAGCTTGCTTTCCTTCGCCTTCAGCGATTCGAGCACCGTCGCGCTTTCGGCTTTCGCCTTCTCGGCGTCTTGGCGGGCGGCTTCCGCGGCGGCGAGCGAGCCTTGCACGGCGTGAACGACTTTGGCGTCGTTAATCTGCGCGTTGAGCTCGGCGATCCGCTGCTTGGCTTCCATCCGCTTCGCGCGGCATTTGCGAGCCGCCGCTTCGTGCTCGTTGGCTTGTTCTTCGAGGGCCTTCATCGCGCCTTCGTGTTGTTTCAGTTCTTCGAGCAGGGCGTTCATAAGAAGAGAGGTCGGAGGTCAGAGGTCGGAGTGTCAGAAAAGAGAGAGCGCTAGGCGCCGGTGACCAATTCGCCGACTTCGCACGTTGTGCCGTCGTCGGAAACGTTCGCTTTGAAGAGGGCCGTCGTGCCGTCGTCGGCGTACGTCGTTTGTTCGGTCGACGTTTGCGTCTTGCGATTGCGGAAGCCGGTGAAGAGGTAGCCAATCTTGTCGGCCAGCGAGAGCGTGACGCCGGGCGCGCCTTGCGACGGTTCGCCGTAGGTATCGGTGGCGATCGCATCGACGACTTCGGCGTTGACCGCCGAGGCCGACAGATCGTTGAAGCCGGTGATGTTGGTGGTTTTCGCGAGGACGAATGTTCCGAGCTTGGCGGTGACGAGCGAGCCGTCGGCCAGTTCGACATTGCCGCTGGCCAGGTTCAATTCGCCGGCGGCCGTGCCGACGACATTACGAATGCGACCGTTCGCGTCGGTATCAAGCGCGTACGCCCCGCCGGTAATCGCGTTGCGGATTTCCGTGATGAAGTCGGCGCTGGTGGCCGCGGCGTCGATCGCCCCAGCGGCGAACTTGGCGCTGGTGATGATCCCGCTGGCCAGGTCGGAAGCGGCGAGCGTGAAGCCGAGCGCGGTGAGCGTGCGCGTGCCGGCGCTCCACACATCGGCGGCCGAGTGCGTCGAAAAACCGGTCGCCGTCGTCCAGGCCGCATCGCCGCGATCGCGGATCGCTTCCAGCGAGTCGGTGCTCGCCCACGTCGCCCCTTTAATGTCCGTCAGGTGTCCGATGATCGTCGTTTGATTCGCTTCGGTCGCGTCGCCGCCGCCACCCCCGCCGGATGGCGCTTGTTCGAGCGCGTTGGCGGTGAATCGCGAGACGCCAGCGTCGCTTTCAATTAGCTCATTGAGAAGCGCCGTCGCCACGCCCGGCTTGCTGGCGGGATCGTAATCGGCCGCCAGCAAGTGATCCAAATGAATGTCGGCGAGCGCCGTATCGACTTCGGTATTGACCTGCGCCGCCGATAGATCGTTGAAGCCGGTAATGTTGGTGGTCTTCGCCAGTTCAAACGCCCCGAGCTTCGCCGTTGTGAGTGACGCATCCGCGAGCGTGACGTGACCGCTCGAGGTATCTAACTCGCCAGCGCCCGTTCCGTCAGCGAATCGGGGGCGGCCGTTCGCGTCAGTATCAAGCGCGTACGCGCCGCCAGTGATCGCGTTGCGAAGCTCTTCAACGGCGGTCGTGTCCAGGCCGGTTGCGGTGAGCCAGTTGCTCGTGATCGCTGGCAAGTTGGTAAGCGTCGTCGCCGTGTTGACCAGATTGAACGTCGTCGCCGAAAGGTTGACTGCTGTTGTCGGTGAACCGACATTTGCCCAATCGATACCCGCTTCGCCGCCAGTGGAAACATCGAGCGTGCGGCCGGCGACGGTTGGCCGCAGCGGCGCCGGACCCATAACAGAAATGTTGTCTGTGGCCGCCGCGGTGAACGTCGTTCCGGCCGCCAGCGTGACCGTTTTCGTCGATCCGGTGTAGTCCGCGATAATCGCCCGCCCCCACTGAACGGCGCTTGCTACGTCGTGAATCACGACCCACATATCGTTGAGCGCATCGTCTTCGGCCGGTCCCTCGGTGAGCGTGAATGAGGTTTGCGACGAGAGCGAAGCAATGGTTGTATTGAGAACCGCATCGGGATAGCCAATGCGGAAGCGAGCGATCCAGCCGCCCGAAGTCACGCCGTCGGCGGTGATCGCGTCGATGGCGACGAGATATTCCGAGCCGCAAGCGAAAAAGCCGGCGGTCGTATTGTCCGCCAAGTCAATGACCGCCAAATGCTTGCCGGTTTTTGTGTCGAAGTCGGTTGTGGCCGTAAAGCCGCTCGTCGAAGCGCGCTCGGTCGTCGAGCCATCCTTGTAGATCAGGATGTCGGTCACCGCGTAGTTCGTCATTGTGATTGACGAACCGTCGTCTTTGTCGAAGGTGTTGAACGGGATGCGAATCGTGCGCCCCGGTCGGATATGCCCTAAGTCGATCATGCGAGGACAAGCCCTCCAAGAATTCGGCCAGCGCCAAACGCCAAGCCGCCAAAGATCATCCCAGCGCCAGCGCCGCCAACGGAGACAAACTCATCCGCCCCCATGTCCCAAGTATCGCCTTCGGCGTCCACGTCGCGCCCGTCGATGTCGATATTCACGTTCGTCGGCGACGTGCCTAGATCGGTGCCGGCGTTGATGGCGTCGGCCCCGGTTTTCAGGTGCAAATCTTCGCTGCCGCCGACGGTGGAAACGAATTGATTGGCGGCGGTTTTGTTAGTGAGCGAGCCGGTTCCGGTTGCCGTGGCGTCGGAGGTGAGATTGTGGTCTGTCGTTGCGCCACCATTGAGGCATCTCGGCGATGCGCCAGCGCTACCGGTGCAGTCGGTGATGATGTTGTTTTGTGTGTTTTGCCCTGACGTGCTGCGAAATTGAACGCCGGTTAGCTCGCTTGATCCGCCAACACTCGGCGCGGTCACAGAGTGAACGGTGCAGTTCAAAGCGTTGGCGTCAACATTGGAATTGTTGATGATCCCGTAGATAAGGCGAAACGACGACGAACCATTGTTGGAGATGTCATACAAAATACAGCGAACGGCGCTGCCAGCGCTGTTCAGGCGAATACCGACCATGGAGGCCGGATTGCCGAGCACGTCGTGAATCAGCAAATGCTCAAAGTTGCTGCCGCTGGCATTCTGATCGGCGACTCCCTGCCCGCTGGAATTAGAGTTTCCGTTCATATCGAACTCAAGCCAGCGAATCGTAGAAGGCGCACCGCTGGCGATGTTGATGCCGCCGTTACCAGTTCGCACGATTCTCGCGCCCGTTCCGGCAACGCCCGTATGTCGCTCGCCAGACGCAACGCTCAAAATGCGATCCGCTAACCCCACCGTCCCGCCGCCGTTGATCGCCAGCGTTTCATCGAACGCTGAATCGTCGTAGCACTCGCCCAGGGCGGTGTCGCCAGAGGCGTACACAGCGCCATTATCCAGATCAGCCTCCCAAGCGGTGATCGTCGAATAGTCGCGGCTGCTGGTCCCGATGCTTTTGGTGATCGTAGGCACGGCAGGTAAATTAGCTGGTTGTCCCGGCAAGCGACCTGCAACGCGAAGCAACTCTTCGACGCCTTGAAGGATGCGCTCTAACGTGTCGGTGACTGTGAACTTGAAAAAAGGCACGTGTCATTTGCGAACGAAATCGGAAACGCTGAACAACCCAGAAACGACGCCGTTGACGACGGTTCCGCCGCCGCTGGTAGCGCCTTCCGGCAGATTGCTTGTCGCCGCTTCTTTGATCGCGACTTCGGCGGCGCTCAGCTTGTTGCGCCACGGGAGGCGATAGACGCGACGGCGACGAACGGGCGGGCCGTCATCCAATTCGGGGCCTGGAGCGTATTCGGGAATTTCCAGAGCGTTGATGAACGCCATCATGTTCGGCGGATCGGGGACTTTGACGATGAGCCAGGACAGTTTTTCTTGCGAGCCAATTGACGGCTCGAAGCTATCGGGCTTCGCGTGGTCAATGTCGCCATCGCGAAACTCTCCATCGAGAATTCCCGATTGGTCATTCCGAGTCCAAACCCAAATTAGCATAACTAGCCCCTTTGAATCCTTGATGCTTTGACGGTGACAATCGAAGTGCGGGTATATTGCCGAACTTCGCGTAAATCGAACGATTGGCTCTTGTCTCTCACTTGCTGGCGTTGTGCAGCGGTGAGCGAGAGCCGTGTTTCCCAGTCAATGCGATGACGGCGTTTTTGAACGACGACTGGCTCATCGGGGTTGCTATCATCAACCTCAGACGAAACGAGCGTTTCCGCTTCCGCGTCGTCGAACTCATTGACGCGAATTGCCAGATGCGAGCGAAGCTCTTGCGTGCCCATCGGCCAGCGTTGGAAGTTGGTTTCTCGAAGCGGCGTCTTGGTTTGGATCGCGTTCCAAACGAGCGTGAGCTTAGTATTGCTGGTGTCGATCCGACCGCCGTACCAGAACTCTTGTCCGTCTTCACCGAACAGCGGGCAGAACGTTTGTCGCTTTCGGCGAGCGATATAAAGCCGAACGTCGATTGCTTCACCCTTCTCGTTGGGCTTGTCGCTCAATCGCTCACGGTCGCCAGTGGCAATCGTGACTCGCTCAATCTCCGTCGCCGACACCCGCTCAAAGCGATATTGATGAGTCGCTTCGTACCAATCGCGGGCAACTTCCGAGGCTACGATCAAGCCGCTGCCGTTGCGGTTCGCCTTGCGGTAATGGCAGATTTGCTCGGCATGACAACAGCGAATCCGCCGCGCGTTGAACGCACAGAGAATGTCGCCGGCTTCGTAGCCGCTGCCTGGGTCGGTTTTTAGGAGTAGTTCTGCCATGTACCTAGTCTGCTTCGAGAAGCTCCAGCGCTTCGCGCAGCAAGGCGGCGGCGCGCTGGGTGCGATCGGTCGGCGGGGGAAGCGGGTCGGGGATGGGATCGGGGTGGGGCTCGGGAAGCTCAGCGCCAGCAAAGTGAAAGACACCCTCGGGGCCGACAAGCGGAATTGTGACAGGGCCGAGGCCGGGAACTTGCACCGTGACGTTTTCGCGAAGCTCGCGCGGGCTGTAGGCGATGAGCAAATAGCTCTCGCCGAGCTTGTAGCCTTGCGAGAAAACCTTGAGCTCCATCCGGCCGTCGCTCTCGCGCCAGAGGTCCTTCCCGGTCGCATCGAAGCGCGGCGGATCGGCGTCGGTATAGAGGACGCGCGAGCGATCGTCGATGACGGAATGGCCGTCGATCGAGTCGGGCAGTCGCCAGTCGCATAGGGCCGGATCGGGGTTGATTACCGGGTCAGACTCGCGCCAAAAGCGCAGCAAGCGCGGATCGCTCCACACTTCGTCGACCGCTTGCTGGACGCGGGCGAAGTAATCGTATTCGGTGAGGCCGCGCACCTCGGGCGGGTCTTTATCGCTCGCATACCACTCGTCGCCGAGCTGCTTTCTGCTAGAAGCGAACCAGCGAAGATTCGTCGCGCGGCCCTTCGGTCGATCGGACCAGAGACAGACGCGCGCGAAGCCGAAGAGGCGATCGGGAAGCACGTAGCCGCCGTGCTCGGGGTTGCCGTCTTCATCGGGCTTGGCGGCGGCGCGGCCGCGCGTCGGCGAAAGCCAAAACGATCGATCCTCATGCCAGAGCGGCCGTGTGGCGGCAAGGTAGCGGGTGAGCGGGCCGTTATTGTGGTTGAGCGCATGCGGCGAGCGCAGCCAGTCGTGCCAGTTCCACGGACTGCCCGAGCCGTCGTCATAGACGCGGTCGCTCGGCTCGGTGAACTGCCAAATTGCGGGCGAGAAAGGGCTATGCGCGAAGTCTTCTTGAGGGCGGCGGTGATCGAAAGGCTGACGATTGAGGCCGGCGGCCGGGTTCATGCCGGCATAGCCGCCGCTGTAAATCCGGCCGCGCCATTGTGCTGGCGCGTGCTCCAAGAGCGCGGTCGTGAGCGCTTCGTACTTTTCCCGCATCGCCCGATGGATCGTCACTTCGAGCTGATTCGCGTCGGGGTGGGCGGCGGCATGATCGGCCATGCGAAGCGAGATAGCGGGCAGGTTGTCTTTCCACACTCGCAAAGGAAACCGCCACTCGTCGCGTTCGCTGGTCGGCGCGGTGTAAGTGCCCACTTCGCCGACGCTCGCTTCGTTGTTTTCCAGCCAGTAGAGACGCGGGCAGTCGGGATAGAAGGCGGCCAGGGCATTGAGAAAATGCGAAGTGGCGATGGCCTTCCCTTCGTCGCTCCACGGCTTGAGCGGGCCGAGCGGGTCGATAACGGGAATCGAGTCGAGCGAGCCATCTTCACGAAGGCGATGAATCAGCGGCGATTCTTCGAACGGGCCGCGATTTTCGGGAGCGACTTCGGTAAAGTCGCTTCCCCAGTTGTGCCAGCGGCAGGTGATCGGTAGCCGATGCTGACGGATAAACTCGAGGGCGTCGCGGTGCTCTTCGAGATACCGCTCCCAGCGGAGCGGGTTATTGGCGTTCTGTGTGATGATCGGAACGTAGATCGTCGGGAAATAATGGTTGCCGGCCTTGATCCACGCCACTTGCTGCGTCAGGTTCCAGCCGGCTTGCACGTTCCAACAACTGACCAGCGGCCCGCCCTTTTCGAACGCTTCGCGGATTTCGCGGCAAGTCCTTTCGACTTGCGCCTCGGACAGCGGCGCCGGCGTCGAGTTCGTCGCCGTCGAGAGTTGCTGAACGGGCGCCGGCGGATTCGCGGCGTAAGAGCACGACTGGACGGCCAGCAGCGGCAAGCCAAGCAAGAGCAAGGCCGACCAGGCGAACAATCGCGGGACGATGGAGCGAGAAGCCATGAAATCAGCGGCCAGGGGCCGAATGGAGAAGTGAAAACGGAGAATGGAAAATGGCCGGCAGAGCGGCCTACAGATCCCAATCGAAGACGATCGAGAAGCCGATTTGAATCGAGCCGAGGTTTCGCTCGAGGCGTTCAATATGGAAGTCGGCGGGGAAAAATGGCTGATCGAGCAGCTCGTTGCCGCTTTCATCTTCCAGGTCATGGCCAGAGAGCGCCAGCAACACCTTCTTCGCCTTCGGCAACAGCCCCAGCCCCGGGTCGACGAGGAACTTCCGATCGCGGCCGACTTGATCGAGGTCGCGCGTGCTCCAAATCGTCACCGCAAGCTGCGCGTGAACCGTCGCTTGCTCATTCCCGCCGCCATCGAAGGCCCCGGAGTCGAATTGCCCCGAAACGAGCGAGACGTGGTAAATGAAGTCGGCGGCGTTCGGCACGGCGTCGCGCGTCGGCGCCAGGACCGCGAAGCAATTCGCGGCCGAGACGCCTTCGAGCTGATCGATCAGCCGAGCGGCGATCCGCTCGAGGATCAGCTCGGGATCGGCGTTGGTGCGAGCCATGCGGAAGCCAGAGGTCAGAGGTCGAAGGACAGCGCGTCAGACAGCAGCCGACTAGCCGGAAGTCCGGCTGATGTACTGGCCGTAGACGGTGACTGCCTTCGCGCCGGCGGCTCCGGAGGCTTGCACGCCCAGGTACGGGATAAAGTCGGTCGCATCCTTGAGCGCGGTGCTGGTGAGAACGAGCGTGTTGTTGATGAAGAACCGCGCAATGCGGCTGGCGTCGATCGCGACTTCCAAGACGTATTCGGTCGCCGCGGCGACCGTCACGCCGGAGTCGTTCGCCGAGTCGGTTCCATCGATCGAGTAGATCGCCTGAAACCGTCCGCTGTTGACGCCGTTCTGATAGCGGAAGAAGGCTTGATCGTTGTCGGTGGCGGTGGTCGGCGTGTTGGTGAGCTTCAGCCCGGCCCAAATGATCGCCGCGGCGATCGAGGCGCCCGTTTTGAATCGAAGCATCCAGTAGGAAGCCTTATCCGAGCCCCACGTCCAGCTCGTCCACGACGATTGGTTGGCGTCCAGGTGTGGCAGCAAGATCGCTTGATCGTTGTCGGCGCCGGCGGTGGTGAGGTTGATCCCGCCTTCGGCGTTGAAGGTTGAGAGCGCCGAAGTCATGTTCGTACCCAAGACTTCGAAGTCCGGGTCGGCGATCATTCGCGTTGACTCGGCGGCGTTCTGAATGTCGGCATTCAGCGACGGCTTGCCGCGTTCGCCAGCGATCCACAAGCGGCTGGTGCGCCGCGAGAGCGAGCGTTGCGGTTGCCAGAAGGCGCCGTTGTAGACAAACTGGTCGCCGACATCGGTCGGAAAGTAGCGCGTGCCGACGACCGGCGCTTTCGGGCGATCCTTGAGCAAGCCGGAAATATCAAAGCCGTGTTCAACGATGATGGACATAACGAACCATGAGTGAAAAGTGACGAGTGGCTAGAAAAGCGGCGACAGCCGGCGAATTACTCGGCGGCTGGCGGGTCGGCGGGCGCGCTATCGGCTTCCGCGGGAGGATCGGCCGGCGGTTCTTCCGCGGGCGCTTCGGCGGCTGGCGGATCGGCCGGCGGATAGGCTGAAGTGACTTCCGCCCCCGCGGCCCGGACCGCTTCGAGAAACAGATCGCGGTTTTCGTCGAAGGCCTCGGCGACGCCGTGCATGACGGCGGCGACGTCCTTCTTCGAGAGCCGACCGGCGGCATGCGCCTCGGCGATTTCCTTCGAGACGTCGCGAGCGCGACCGATCAGTTGACCTACAAGGCCCATGAGTCGAGTGGTGGGTGAAGAGTAAGGAGTGAAGAGCCTAGCCGATCAAACTATCGGCTTGCGTTTCGCTTCCGCCGCTATCGGTCGGCAAAAGCAGATCGTTTTCCCGCAAAGAGAAAACGCGGTTCATGTGCTCGTGCAAAGCGCCGGCCCGATCGTTGGTGATCGTGATCGTCGCCCGGTCGCCCTTCTCGAACGTCACCGGCCCTTGAAAGGCGGCGGCGCTCGGCCCGCCGATGTACAGAGACGCCATCGGCGCCAGGCAGGCTTCATCGAGGAAGACCGAGCTTGTGTTGCTGATCGCCGTTGTGATCCGGATCCGCAAGAGCACGATCGGCGGCAGGTTCGCCGGCAGGCGGAACGATCCCGTCTTGGCGACAAAGCTCGTGGTAAGCGCCGTGCAATCGACCGTAAACGAATTGTTCGTTCCTTCGTCGTCGGCGATGACCGAGCCGCCGATCCCATCGACCAGGTCGATCGTAATCACGCCCGCGGCCGGCGCCGAATCGGTTTTCATCCAGACGCAGACGCCGTATTGCGTTTGCGCGGCGACCGCCACCGGCCGCTGAATCGTCGTAAGCTGCGATCCGTCACTGTCCAGCTCGAGCGAGCGGGCGCCGCGCATGACGTTAGCGCTGGCGGCCGTCGTCGTGTTGTGCGCGATCGCCGGCGTGCCGCCAGTTAGGCCGCTAGTGCTCGTGAGCTGGCCCGGATTGGTGACGCCAACGAAGGTGATCGTATGCGTCAGATTGGGGCTTGTGCCGCTGGCGCTGACTTCGACTTCTTCCAGGCCGATCAGCTCGCGGAGCGCCGCTTGCACGTCACCGGCGGTGGCGTCGAAGGCCAGCGGCAAAGTCGTTTGCACCTTGCCGGCGCTATTCGTGAAGTGCAGCAGGTAGTAGCCGGCGGTCGGCGTGCCGCTGATCGCGACCGTTTGGATTTCGACGTCGGAGAGCTTCAGCGTCGTGCCGAGCGTGCCGACCGACACGATCCACCCTTCGGGCAGATGCTCGAGGTTCTCGTCCTCATCTTCGAAGCCGCCGTTGGTGACGAGGTTCGTTCCGCTGGCCGAATCGACGATCGTCAAGCTGGCGCTCGCGCCCGAGCCGTCAGGCCACAGGTGCGAGTTGATGTCGGCCGGCGTTTCGCCGAGCGCGCTGAAGGCGAGCGCTTCGGTATCGAGGATTTCGCACTCGATCGTTTCCGCCAGGCAATGTTCGTTTGTTTTCCCGTCGGCGCGCTTCACGCTGGCGACGACCGCGCCCGTGCCGACGTTGCTTCCGCCGTAGGCCACGCTGGCGGCGACGGTGGAGGCGTCGACGCTTTCGCTATTGGCGAGCATTTGCCGGATCAGCTCGCGGACCGACGTTAAGGCGTCGTCGCTCGGCTGGGGATTGTCGGCCTTGACCAGCTCGCGGAGGTAGCTTTGCACGCTTAACGAGAGCGCCGTCACCAGCGACGAGCCGCCCGCCTGCCAGGCGACAAGCGCCGGATAGACGTTGGCCGCCGCTTGATTTTGCTCTATTGGCGTGGCGAAGTTATCGACGTAATCTTCGACTTCGTCTTCGACCGTCGTTCCTTCGGCGGTAAACAGCGTGTTTACCGCATGGAAGGCTTTGCCGGCGCGCGCAAAGAACGTGGAGAAGGCGAGCGTCATGAATCGCGAGAGACGAGAGAAGAGCAGCCGCGCCGAGCAGGCGCCGCGGTGGGATGTTTTATTGTTCGCCGCGGCGTCGGATCAGACAACCGCCAGCCGTCTTAGTGTTGACTTTGCCCATATCTGAACGCCCGCGCAGATTGGAGTCGCCCCGCGCCGGCGCGTAGAGTGGAGGGATCGGTATTTGCTTTTCGCGCTTGTCTCGCCCCTTCGAAGCACAGAGCCATGACCACCACCCAACCGCCGCCCGCGTTCATTCCCGCCAAGCCAGGCGTTCGGCGAGCGCCCGTCAAGCCGTGGTACGCCAAGCCGCCAGTGATCGCCGGCGGCGGCGTGGCGTGCGTGGCGCTCGTCGCCATGCTCGCGCTGGCCGGCGGTGGCGGCGGCGGCGGTCATGCCGCAGCGAAACGGGAAGTGCTCGAGTACATCGCCGCCCATAACGGCATGTATGTCGGGCCGACCGACGATATTCGCTTCGAGGGCGTGCGATCGGTAATTCCCGACTATCGCCCCGAACTGTTGTCGAGCAAGGGAGTAGCGCCCGGGACGAAAGTCGTCGTCGTGCGCGCGACGCTGCGCTGGCGGTGGCAGGGCGCGAAAACGTACGATTTTTATCTGCATCCCAAGAGCGGCGAAGTCTTTACATGGACGATGGTCGGCGCCGATTCTTAACTGGCGATTAGACCCTTGGGATCCTCAAAGTACGGGTAAGGAATCTTGTTGGTCGGCGAGGCGCCGCCCTCGGGCGTGCGATACGGCAGGTTGCCGACCGGCAGCGATTCGCCCGCCCGCGGCGGCCGGCTCATCGCATAGATGATCGTCATGCTCGCCTTGAAGATGTTCGTTCGCACGTCGCCGGCCAGCGGCGGCGCTTCCGGTTCGACGTCGTGATCGAGCACCGTATGCTTGATCCCGTTTTCATCGCTGAAGTCGATCGGCTTCGGCAGTTGCGGCCATTCGGCGATCCGCTCGGCGTCGATAATCACCGTGCGCCGCGCAACGCCCGGATGGAGCGTTACAAGCGCCACCGTGTCTTGCAGCTTGGCGGCGGCTTGCCGCGCCACCGGCAACGCGAGCTGTCCGCCGGTAACTTCGATCTGCGACTGCGCGCGGTAAGTCGCGTAGGCCGCCTTCTTGTGCGATTGGCTGATATTCGGTTGCCAGGCCGGCAGCGGCCCGTAGGTGATGCTGATCGCCGGCCCTAGCGCCTGCCCGCCGTACGACGGATGTTGGAGCTGGCCGGTTTGCACTTGCGGCATCTGCGCCGGAGCGCAGGGCGTTTGTACGAACGAGAGGAAGATCCCCGCCAGGCTGGCAGTCGGAACGGGCGTCGGCGAGCGGTAGGGATCGTAGTAGATGAACTGCCCGCCAGGCCCCGTCGCCGCGTTGACGTCGGGCGGCAGGAAGTTGCCGAGGTTGCCAAGCTCGACGGCATAGGCCCAATATTCGCCGATATGCCGGATCCGCGCGACGGCGTCGACTTTGTTTTCCGCCAGGTCTTCGTTGAAAGCGATGTAGATCGGCATGATCGAGGCACGCCGTTCCAGGTAGTGGAGCTTCTTGTTGATGATGCTGGCGGCGAGCGCAACCAAGCGCGTCTTGTGAACGCTGTTTGGCCCTTCCAGCTCGACGCGCAGTTCGCTTTCGCAAAGCGCCGAGCCGTCGTACGGCGAAACGACCATATGATTGCCGCGCCATTTCGTGGCGGGGAACGGCGCCGAGGCGTATTGCTCAATGTCGCGGATTTCGAAGTCCAGCTCGAGGCCATCGTCGCTTTCGCGGAGGCTGATCGCGTCGCGGCGGAAACCGGCGACCAGGCTTGGCATGACGACGTTTCGGAAGGCGTGCGGCGTGACGGCTTTACTGGCCACGCGCAGCCGGCCGCGGTAAATGCGCGTTGTGCGCCAATTGCCGTCGATGTCGTCGGCGATCCAGTAGCGAAGGTTGAGATAGCCCGCGCCGGCGCTTCCGCAATTGGGAATCGCCAGCTCGATCGAGAAGCGGATCCGCGCCGTTCGGTCGCCGAGAATCTTCAGCACCTTCACGCTCGGCTTCGGTCCGTTGTTCACGTCGCGGCCATTGAGCGGTCCTTCCAGCTTCGAGTGCGCCGGCTGGACGTCGAAGAGCGTTCGGCCGCCGATCGTCATCGTGAACCGCTGGCGCGGCAGCATCAGCTTCCGCACCAGGCTATTCAGGTTGGCGGCGATGTTGGATCCGTGCGAAACGCCAAGCGTCGCTTGCGGCAGATCGTGCAAGACGCAATGGAACGAGAGGCGAACGCGGGTGAAGATGGGATCGACGCCCGTCTTGTCGTTCTCGTTCGTGTAATCGACGTCCTCAGTGAGTACGTCGCGAATCGTGACGCCGTTGTAAGTAATGTTTGTGGCCACTAGGAGCGTCTCCGTCTCGGCGCCGCGGCGGCGCGGGCCATCCGCAGCCGTTCACGAAGCGGAACATCGCCGCCGACGGGCCGGCGCCGCGAATCGACATCCATCAGGAAGGCGTCGAAGCCGTCGCCGACCCCGCCCTTTTCCGACCATTCGTTGATTTTCTTGGCGATGTACTGGACGACGACGAGCGCCGGGCTGGCGACTTGGGCGATTTTCAGGGTGTTGTCGGTGGTGCGCACCAAAGACGCCAGAATCGCCTGCAGCGCGTTCGTCGTGGCGTCGCCGTACGGCTGGATCGTGTCCTTCAGATCTTCGAGCGCGTCGGAAAGGTTTTCCGTCGTGCCGGCCGTGCGGCGGCCGCTATCGATGTTCCGCTCGAGGCGTCGCGCTTCGGCCCGGGCGAACGTCGCCGCCATCGTCGAGTTGAAGCGGATCAGCTCGCGACGGCCGTCGAGCAGGGCTTCCGCCCAGCGGCGCATATTCGCCGGCATTTCGAGCAGCACGCGGAAGTCGGCGCGGGCGATCCGCTCGAGGGCGTCGGTCGCTTCCCCGAAAACGCGCTGTTCGGCCGGCCCCGCCACCGCGTTGACGGCGTGCTGGCCGAGCTGACCGCCGATCCCGATCGCGTGCTGCGCGATCCGGGCCGCGTGCGGTCCGTTGTTGACCAGCCAGTTGCCGAGCGAGCCAAAATTGAAGCCGCCGCCGCCAGGCGAAGGGCCAGGCGCCGGGCCAGGACCAGGACCAGGGGGCGGATTGCCGCCACCGCCAGAACCGCCAGGACCAGGAGGCGCGCCGCCGCCGCCAGGCGAAGGGCCAGGCCCAGGCGGCGATCCGGGAGAAGGCGCGGGCGAGGGGCCGCCAGGCGATCCGCCCGCCGCCGACGAGCCACTATTGCCGGCAGGATTGACGACGCCGGCCGTGGACGAGGCTTGGGGCGATGAACCGCCGCCGGTAAACGACTGGACAATCTCTAGCGCTTGCGCGAAGGTGGCCGGCTTCTGTGCGGCCGCTTTGCCGGCAGGATTGACGACGCCGGCCGTGGACGAGGCTTGGCGAGTGCCGGACGCGAGCGATTGCGAGAGAGAGCCGCGCGTGGCGCCTTGTGCGCCGGCCTTCGCCGTGGCGCTCGTGCCCGCCTTCGCCGCCGCTTGGCTGGCGGCCGATCCGCCCGAACCAAGAGCGCGTGAGAGAGCGGGCCCCGCGCGGGCGATAACGGGCCCGGCGACGCGTGCGAGCGCGGCGGCAAGTGCGGGAAGAGGCAAGGGAAGGAAAGGTCAGAGGCCAGAAGTCAGAGCGGAGGCGGCAGGAAAGCACGCTATCGCCCGCCGCTGCGCAGCGCGTAATTGAGCGAGGCGCGCTTGTGCTGCGCTTCGGCTTCTTCGTCGGAGAGCGCTAGGGCGTCAAACCACTCTTTTCCAAGAGCTCCACCTCCCAAGGCTTGCGCGAACGCTTCGAGCTGATAGTAAGCTCGGCGCCGTTCAATAGAGTCTTGGTTGAAAATGAGTCCGACGCGGGTTCCGTAATCGAGTCGCTCGATTCCGCCGGGGATGATTCCGAGGCCGAAGGTGGCGACGCAGGCGGCAAGCTCTCGGGCGCTTTTTTTTTGACATCGACATAGGCGAGAAACTCGAGCAGCAGCGCCCGCGTTTCGCCGATCGTCAGGCCCTCAGTCTCTTCGCTCCACGCCGAGACGCCAAAGATTTCGCGCGTCATGGCGATGATCCGATCGAACGCTTCGTTGTCGCCGTTGTCGGCCGCCTTGAAGTCTGCTTCGATACGGCACGTCGGGTGGGACCACATCGCGCGATGCACGACGAGCGGATCGACGCGCTTCAGGCGCGCGCCGTCCCAAAACGAAAAGATTGCGCGCTGGCGCTCGGTGTGACCGCCGCGCCGGAAGAGGCGCGAAAGAAAGGAAAAGATCATGCGGTGATCGGTGAGAAGAGGAACAAAACAGTTACGCCAGCGCCAGCAAGACGCGCGTCGCCGCAGCGTCGATCCAGGCTTCCCAGCCCATCGTCCACGTTTGGTAGCGCATGCCGGCGTTGAAGTCCATCGGCCGCCGCAAAAAGGCGGTGGCGAAGGTCCAGTCTTGAATCGAGCCGTTCAGCAGGAGCGTCGCGGCAAGCTGACTTTGCCGGACGAACGAACCGAGCGTCGGCAGCGTGCCGGCCGTGCCCGATTCTTCGAAGCTCGTTAAAGCGGCGACGAGCGCCGCGTCGAACTTCGTCAACTCGGCGGTGATCGTGGCCATCGCACCCATCAACTGCGAATCGCTCGGCGCGCCCGCTTCGCCGCCGAAGTCGTCGCTATGCACGTCCAGCCAGCGCGGCGCAATCTCGACGCGCACTCCGTCGCGGGAGTAGCCGAGCGGCACCGCGTCGAAGGTGACGATGACCGGGCCGGAAACGACGTGTTCGATGGCCATAAGAAAAAAACGTCAGAAGTCGGAAGGAGAGAAGCGGCCAAGGGTCGCGGCGGCGCCCATCAGCGGCCGCATGATCCCGCTGACTGCGCGTAGCCGCCGCGCCCCTTGAGCCGCCTTAGCGGTTGTTGAACGTGCGCCGCCGCGGGTAATACCGGCCATGCCGGCATTGATCGGGCAGTAGATTCCAGGTGGCGATTTCGACGTTGGTTACGGTGTCGACGTCGGGGATGCTGGCGGCGATCGTGGCGGCGACGTCGAAGATCTGCTCGCCTGTGCGGAGCATTTCGAGCATTTCCTTCGCTTCCTCTTTCGCCGCCTTCCGCGCTTCGTCGCTCGTGTAAGGTTTCCGGTCCCATAGGTTCCAGAACGCCAGCACGCAGCAGATGCGGTTGCGGTAGCTCAGCGATTCGTCGGTCAGGCCGGCCAGGTCGGCCGCCGTGTAGCGGCCGCCGCGAAGGCAGGCCGCCAGCATTTGCCCCGTCGCGTCGGCGAGCGCCGTCGTCATCTTCGAGTTGGCGGCAAGCTGCGCCGCCGTCACCGGTTCGCCGTTGTCGCTGCACAAGTCGCCGAGCGATCGCGCGTCGTAGCGCGCGAGCATATCGGCGGAAGTGGCGAAAGCGGCCATGCGAAAACTTGCTTTTGCTGCACGGCCGCTAAAATGAAGCGAGCCGCCAAGGTGTTGACGCACCACTGGCGGCTCTCACCACAACCACCCTTCCGAAGAAAGGGCGAATCATGGCTGTCTCAGAGCCTACCGCGCAATGCGCCGCTTGTCACAGGGACAAGCCGATTACAAAACTCTGTCCGCGATGCGGACAAACCAAGCCGATCGGCGATTTCCCGCCGTCTCGACGCGCCAAGTCGGGCGTGTTCTCTTTTTGCCGACCGTGCAAGCGAATCTATGAAACGGAACGGAATCGGCGTCTCGGCGTGAAGCCGAAGCGGTCAAAGGTCAGCGTCGCGGCCGAGCTCGGCTCGACCGTCGAGGAATACAATCGCCAGCAAGCCCGGATTGCCCAGCGGCGCCATCGGTTGAAGGACGGCGTTCGCCAGCGCGAGAATGAGCGAGGCAAGGCTTATCGGCAGTCACCCGAGGGAAAGGCGAAACGACTCGAATACGAACGTCGGCCGGAAGTGAAGGAACGCAGGAAACGCTACGCCCAAAGCGAGCGAGGTCACGCCCTTCACCTAGCGACTGCATCCCGCTATCGAGACAGGAATTGCTCCGGCCTTCCAACTGGCCGCCCGAAGAGCGACAAGTTGGACGATCAGCAGATTCTTGCCGAGTATCTTGCCGGCGACAGCAGCTTCGTTCTTGCTGAACGATACGGCGTTTCGCCGGCGGGCATCATCTATCGACTTCACGCGATGGGCGCGGCGACCAAACCTCGATCCGCCTACTCGCATGAATTCGCCGGTTTTCACGGCCCCGACAATCCAAACTGGATCGAAGTGCCAGTCGATGAAATCGTTCGACTCTATGACTCAGGAATGACAGTTCAGGAAATCTCTCGCGCTTTAGGGTCCACAGACCGGATAGTCAGTTCGCGCCTAAAACAGAAAGGCATTCGCAATCGCTACGAGGGCTGGGGAAGGCGCCTGAAATGCGACGACAATCACGTTGTTCGTTCAGGGCTAGAGCGAGCTGTCTGCAACTGGCTTTACAGCCACGGCATTCTTCATCGAACAGAACCGAAGGTTCCTTGGAAGTCGAATCACCGAGGCGATTTTCTTGTGGGCGACACCTACATTGAAGTGTGGGGCGTCACGAACTCCACAAAATACGAGCAGACGAAATCGCTGAAGTGCAGTCGCTATCAGGAGTGCGGCGCCAAGTTGATAGAAATCTACCCGCGTCACATTCTTGACAACGACTTTTCTCCTTTGCTTCAACTTGTCTCTGACTGAATTTCAGTCACAAGCCGACGTAAAGAGAAAACCCGAAATTCCGGAAGTGAGTCTGACGTCGAAGTCATCGACGACGCGCGCTTTGTGGCGGCGATTGTCGCGATCGTGCTTGCTTTCGACGGTCATTTCTTCCTTCAGGAAGACGGTGACGGTCGAGAAGCTCGGCGAGCCTTCGACGCCTTCGAGGCCGCCGACGCGCGACAGCAAGACCGGCGAGCTATCGCTCATGATGTACGACGTCGCTTTCGTCGCGCCCTTGCGGGAAGTCACTTTGACTGCGTCTTCCACCCGGATGGGGTAGGAATACAGCGTAGTGGGAAGCCCGTATTGCGAGTTGGGGCCGAGGCCCTCTTTGACGTCCTTCTCGGCCGCCGGCGAGCCCTTGATGTAATCGACAATCTCTTGCGAGTTGGCGATTTTGCGAGCATAGCCCGGCGAGACGAGGAAGATCAAGTCCTCTGGCTTGACCGCGCCGAGCGTGGCCTTGCGAATCACGTCGGCGCCGTAATCGAGCGAGCGCTTGATGTCGCGGCGGGCGGTGGTGGAAACGTCGTGCTTGCCGGTCACGCCGGAAATCGAGCTGACGGCGCTAGTGTTGCCCGAGGGCCAGTTGCCGCTGGTTTGAATCAGCGTCACCGCCTTCTGCGTGCGGAAGGTCATCATCCGCTGTGCGTGGATCCGGGCGTGCTGCGCGAGAATGTCCCACTCGGCTTGCTCGACGGAGAGATCGCCCAGGCTGTACGCCGACGTGAAACGCTGCGTCAGGTAAGGCTTGAAGTCGAACGACTCGACGTTGCCGTTGCCCGCCGGTTCATCGGCGCCGTCGGCCCACATCAGATCGGCGCCGTCGGTCGACAACAGCCGGCCGGCCATTTCGACCGTCATTTCAATGTAACGGCCGACGTTCTTGGAAACCTTCACGTACTGCGCCCAGCTCGGCAGCGCGAACGAATTCGGATTCCGCGAATAGTCGACGACCAGGTGCTTCGTCGCTTCCGTCGAAGGCAGGTAGGTGTTGTATTGCGAAGGAAAAGCGGGCACGCGAAGCGTTCCTTAGAGAGAAGAGGAGCGCCCGTCGCCAAGCCCGTTGCGTGCGCGGTTGCCGGACAGGCAGCGCGCTTGGCGACGGGCTTGATTTGTTCAATACCCAGGAAGAAGTTGTCAGCGGCGCGGGGCCGCTTAGCCCATATCGAACGGCGGCAGGACGATGACGTGCGCCTTTTCGCCGCCAGAGACGGTTTCCAGCGCCAGCGCCGCGACCGGATCGCCCGAGCTGGCGACGTCGCCCTTACCGTCGTTGTCCGGCTTGAGGTAGTCCCAGGCCGTGCATCCGCTGGCGTCCATTTCCAAAAGGCAAATGTCGCCGGCGGTGAAGATGCGGAGCTGATCGCCGTCTTCGGCGGCCAGCGTCGAAGCGCCCGTTTGCGGCGCGACTTTCGTTCCCTCTTGCGAAATGCCGACGATCTTCTGATCGGCGGCGTTCGCTTCCACGACCGTATACGAACCGTTGCCGGTCACGAAACGGCTCGGGTTGATGTCGCCGCCGGCCTTTACGAGCAAACCTTCTTTTGCCATGAGTCACTTCCAAAACGAAAAAAGCCCGCCTTCATCCGCCGCGAGGCGGAACAAAAGCAGGCTCGATGTGTGCGATACCCGAAACAGTGAATGGTGGTTGGCGACGAGCCGCTAGGCGACTTCTTGCGCCAGCAGCTCTTCGTTGAGCTGGCCTTTGTTGGCGATGATGTGCTTGAGGACGTGGGCGTAAGTGATATGCTTCTTGCCCGGCGTCTTCTGGTAGCGCGTGGCGACCTTTTCCGCCTTCTCGGCGAAGCGGGCGCGCTGTTCGCGAGCGGCGTATTCCATCGCTTCATCGCGCGGAATGGCGACCGTGCCCAGCGGCACCTTCTGATAGCGGACGCGAGCGTGGGCAACGTGGCTATCCCACTGTGCATCGCTCAGGTGCAGAAAATCGCCGACTTCTTCTTCCGGCTCGAGCGTGTAGCCTTCGTTGCGCAGGTTGATCGCGTCGGCGAGGCGTTTCGCATAGCGCTGCGCCTTGAGCGCTTCGTCGCGCTCCTTCTTGTAGCGGTCGCGCTCGGCGATCGCCTGTTCGCGGCCGGCCTTTTCCTTCTGGTAGCGCAGCTTCCATTCGTCGCGCTGTTTCTGAAACTTGTTCGGGCCGACGGGAGCTGCTTTGTTCATAAGGTTGGCAAGCGGAGCGCCCGCGGTGGCGGCGCCCATATTGGCATAGCGTTCGGGATCCTCATCTTCCGCCGGGATCGGATCGGCGTCGTTTTCCAGGCCAGAGTCATCGAATCCGTCGCCCGGCCCGACATCGTCCAGGCCTTCATCGTTGAGGCTCGCGTCTTCCCGACCGGCGTCGCCTCCGGCGAGCGGATCGCCCATCGGATCGCCAGCGGGATCGGCCATTGGGTCGGCCATCGGATCGAGGTTGCCCGGCTCGCTGAAGGCCAGGTCATCGCCGCCGAAGTCATCATCCAGGCCGGTCATATCCGGCTCGGGATTTTGAACGGCTTGCATCGCTTCGCTGACGAGCGTTTGGATCGTCGGCTTGAGGGCTTCGACCAATTGCTGGACGTCTTCGGGCGAGAAAGGCATGGCGGGCGCCTGTTGATATTTGGTGGGTTCGTCGCCGGCGTCGCGCTTGGCGAGGCCGCCCGACGGCAAAAAGGTGTTCGTGCCGCTTGGGGCCGCAGCGGCGGCCATTTCGTAGCGGATCGGCTGCTTGCGGCCCGGCTGCGCTTTGGCGTAGGCCAGGCCGAGCGCCCGCCGCGGCGTTTCCGCGCCGAGCAGAGCGATCGGGTCGAAGAACCGTTCTTCGGGCGCGTTCTCCGGCCAGAGCTCCACGCTGCGCCGCGGGTGTTCCTTGAACTGGCGCAGCTTGTGTTTCCAGACCCAAAACTTGGCGAAGATGCACGGCCGCGGCTTCTCGTCGCCGAACATCCCGACCTTGAACGGGCCGGCCATGCCGACCAGCGGCGGGTCTTTATCCGAGCTGGGATCCTCGGGCGTATGCCCAATCACCAGCGGGCAAAAGTCGCCCGTATCGCGAATCCGGCGGTTGTTGTTCTCGGCGATTTGCGCGAGCAGGCGCTCGTCGTATTCCGTGCCGTCATCCCCGACGTGAGCGTCGAAGATCGGCACGCCGTCAATCACGACGAACTCGCCGGCGTCTTCCGCGTTGTCGAGCAGCGCGGTAGGACGCAGCGAGTCGAGGGGGTCGGCGGCGGGACCAGCAGCGGACGCACGCGCGAGGCGCGGGGCCGGCTGGCCCAGGGCAGGCGCGAGCGGCATCAGGCGGGAGGCAGGCGGGAAAAGACGAGCAGCGAGTCGCGCAGGAGCGACGGCTTTCAGCGGCAGGCGACGGCGAGAGGGGGAAGAGCGCCGAGCGCCTCAGTCAGTGGAATCGTAGAAGGTCGATCGCCTTCGGACAAACAAAAAAAAGAGAAACGCTTTTTCGCGAGCGTCGAACCGTGTCGAACGCTAGGCCGGCATCGTGGCGGCGTCGCTTGTCGCCGGCCGCGGATGGCGCAGCGCCCACAAGCCGCGGCCGACGCGGACATAGACCCGATGGTGATAGCTCGATAAGTGTTGTTCGATCGTCGCCCGCTTGCAGCCGACGTGGGCGGCAATGTCGGCCGTCTTCCGCGGCCCGCCGTCGAGAAACGCCGACACCAGCTCGATCATTTCATCGGCCGAGCGGCGCGGCGCCCGCCCGCGAGCGGCGGCGTCCAGGTCGGTGAGCGGGATCGTCAGCGGCGGATACACCAGCCCCGCCGGCCGGCGGGCTTCGATCCGTTTGATGGCGGCGAGCGACTTGTATTCGACGAGCGCCGTTTCGAGAAATTCAATCCTTCGGTCGATTTCGGCCAGGTCGAGCGCGTCGAGGATCCGCCAGGCGTCGCTAACTAGCGCGTGCTCGGGGGAGTTGCTTGCCACTTGAGCTGCTTGGTTTGGGGAGCCGAAGTGAGGATACAGACCGGCACGCCGTCGGCAATCTTAATCGTGACCGACACTTCGCCGTAGTAGCCGGCGACCAAACGATCGGCCAGCGAGCCGTCGAGGAAGCCGACGCACTCGGCAAGCACGAGGCGGCGTTGTTCGTCGCGGCGGTCGGCGCGCGCAGACGCGGGAGATTGTTCGGGCATGATGAAACAGGCAGGACAAGGGGCGGCGCGAAGCGTTTAATCGCTTTCGGCCGCTAGGCAGACGACGACGTGCGCGCGGTTTTCGGGCGTACTAGGAAGGTCTATTCGTCCGTCGCTTCTTCTAGCTCCGGATCGTCGCCGCCAACGAAAATGTAGGTTTCGCTGTCAACGGGATAGCTTTCCCTCACGCGCACCCATTCAATGCCGGCGTCGCGAAGCGTTTCAGCGATGCGAGGCACCCATTCGTCGGCACCGATGGCGCCGGGATGCGGCAGGTCGGCAACTTCTCGAATGGCTTCAATGGCGTCTTCGGTGTCCATATCGAAAACGTCGAGCAGCGTATCCGGGTCGATTTCAACATCCGCTCGATACAACGTCGAACCGCCGAAGCCGGGATTATTCAAATACGCTTCCGCCGCTTCGCGCGAGGTAGAGAAACTAGCCGAACCAACAATGATCGGATCGTCTGTAGCGCGATAGAGAGTGAGATTCATAGCGTCGCCATTATGCGCCGCGCCGTCCTTCTCGACAAACTCTTCATCGTCGTTCCCACCCGTTACGGCATCGTCGATCATCGCGTCGATTTCCTCGGGAGGAATGACGCGATCGAGAACGATTTCCCGCCACCGGCCGCGAATCCCTTGCGAGCGATTCCACTGGCGTTCCTCCGTCAACGGCAGTTCGTGATCGCTGATCCGAATGCGTCGCCCATCCGGCAAGCCGTAATAGACCGAACCGGCCGAAGCGCTCTTTTCGCTCGTGTGCTCGCGCTTGGCGCCGAGCTTCTTGAGCTGCTTGATCGCATACTGCGCGGCGCCGGGATACCAGGCGCGATGAACGGAGCGCAGCGGATCGTCGCCGCGGCGAATGTCGTCGATCGCTTGCTGCGCGTATTGGTTTTTTCCGGCGTGGCTTTGCGCCCATGCGAGCGCCTTTAGTTTGTCGGCGTGCTTGGCGGCGCTTTGGGATTCGCGAGCCGCTTGCTCGGCTTTGTGCTTCGCCAGCGAGTGTTCGGCGTATCCGCTCAGGCGACTCACCGCTTGAAGATTGGCTTCGTATTCCTTCTGCGCCGCGATGTAAGGGGCCTCTTGCTCGGCTTTGAGTCGCGCACGATCGGGCGTGCCTTTGGGAATCTCCGGCAGCTTCGCTTCGTACAAGGCGGGCGGCCGGGGATTGCGCTTTTGCCAGGCGTTGTAAATCGCAAGAGCGTCGTCGTAGGATTCTCCGCGCGGAATGGTTTCGCCGGCAACGAGGCGCGAGTCGTTAACGGAGTCATTAGGCGGCGTCGCGATTGGCAGATTGGCGTTCATGGCGCCGCCATTATGCGCTCCGGAATCCTTCTCGGCAAACTTCCCGTCGTCTTCGCGGGGATGCTGCGATTCCTTCCACTCTTTCGAGTATTTTCGCGCCGCCGCCCGCGCCGCCCGATAGCGACCGAGCGCCGACATCGCCCACCGCCGATAGCGAATCACCGTCGCGCGCGAGAGCGCAAACGGAACCGCATCCAGCGCGGGATCCGGAACAAACTCCGGTTCGTTGGCTTGGCTTTGGATGAAGCTGACCGCCTCGGCCAGCGATTCGTCGGAGTGCAGCGGCGGGATTTCGAACTCCGTCGCCGGCTTGGAAAGCAAATCCATCAGCGCGCTTGACGGGTCGAGCTTCCGCTTGCCGCCGCCGAGAAGGTGCGGGTAATCCTTCTGCGCCCGCTCGAGCAGTTGATCCCACCGCCGGCCGAGCGGCGTCTTCATCAGCGTTTCTTCGTCGCCGCCCTTGGCCATGATCCGCTGCAGGTTGCGGATGAAGGCGGCGTTGTCGATTTTGTTGCTGTACGGCAAAAGATCGTTGCGCGCTTGCAGCAGGTCGCTCATTTCGTTTTGCCGCATGTTGTGCAGCTCGCGGGCGGCGTCGTAGATTGCGCGTTGCTCTTCCGGGTCTTCGGTGAGCTTGGAGATTTTCCCCATCAAAAGATGCTCGCTTCGCGTGCGCTGTTCTTTCGGCGCCTTTTCCGGCTTGGGGGCCTTCGGCGGCTTCGGCGGCTTCGGCGGGACCGATCCGACGACGGGCGGCGGCTTGGGGCCTTTCGGTTGCTTTGGCGCTGGCGCGGGCTTCGGTGGCTTTGGCGCCGGCGTAGGCTTTGGCGGTTTCGGCGGCGCTGGCGGTTTCGGTGGCGTCGAACCCACGACGGGCGGGGCCTTCGGTTGCTTCGGCTGCTTCCCCTTGGCGTCGGGCTTTTGCGGCAGCGGCGCTCGCGCTTCGCTTCCTGGCGGCTGCGCCGCGTAGCGTACGTCCCAGCCTTGCCCCTTGAACCGCGGGGGAAGCATTGCCAGCACGCCGGCCGGCGAAGCGTAGCCAACGGCGCCCGGGCCGAGCTCGGCCGACAAGTCATAGACTTCGCCGAACCCGTCCCCCTCCCGGGCGACCGATTGTAAGTGTCGATAGACGCGCCGCGCATAATCGCCGTGCAGGTCGGCGTTGTCGGTGCGCCCGGTGCGCTGCACTTCCCGCGAGGCGTGCAAAGCGCGGAGCGCGTCGCCAACGATTCCCGGCGCCTTATCCAAATGCTCGGCGACAACCGCCGCCGGCGAATCTTCCGGGGCCGGCCGCGGATTGAAGCGCTCGGCGAGCGATTGCCCCAGGCGCCGCAAATCCTCTTCGTCGAACTTTCCGGTCTTGAGGTAGGTATTGAGCTTCTCGGCGATTTTGGCGACCGCTTCGAGCGTCAGGCGACGCCGGGCCGCGGCCGGCTGGTTGCTGGCGGCAGGGCCGGCAGCGGCGCCAGGAGCGCCAGCGGGCGGATAAGCGACCGGCGGCTTGTCAGCGTCAGGAACGATTTCCGCATCGATCGGCTCGTCGTCTTCCGGAACGGATTCCAGGTCGATCGGCTCGTCGTCTTCCGGAACGCCAGCGATTCCCAAGTCGCCGGCGTCCAGCTCTTGATCCTCGTCGTCGATTCCCAGCGCGTCGGCGTCGAGCTCCGGCTCGTCGTCTTCCGTCGCTACGCGCTCGCGCCGGCCGGCGTCCATCGCCTTGAGGCGATCGATCAGGTCGGCGACTTGCTTCGGCGTCGTTGCGGGATAGGTCGCGCCAGTGGCGCGCGAAGTGAAGGTATCGCCCGGCCGCGGCTGTTCCTCGGCGCTTTCGCCGCCCCCGAAGGCGTCGTCGAGCACGTCGTCGACAATTTGCGCCACCTTTCCGCCCGCTTTCGGCGGTTCGTCGGCGCCGAAGTCGAACGAGGTATCAGGCTCGCCCGCTTCAAAGTCGCCTTCGTAGGAGTCGCCAGGACTGTAGGCGTCGTCGGGGCCGAGCTGCAACGCTTCGCCATCGCCAGGACTGTAGGCGTCGTCGGGGCCGAAGTCGAACGAGTCGTCGCCGCCGTCGCCTTCGTAGGCGTCGCCGAGCGCAGCGCCGACGCCGCCGTCTTTCTCAACGAACTCGCCGTCTTCGTTGCGCGGGTGATCTTCTTCACGCCACTCGGCAGCGTAGCGAATCGCGGACGGATATTGAGACGACCGTTTGCCGGTCATGAGGCTGGACACTTCGAAAAGAGAAAAAACAGAAAAGACGCGGCGCGAAGGCGCTAGGAAACCCGTTCGCGCAACTTGGAATACAGCCGAGCGTGTTCGCCGCGTTCGTCGCTGCGCGATTCGTGCTTGAGCGTGGTGAATAGCTTGTCGAAGGCGGCGTTGATCGCCTTGCGTTCGTCGCCCTCGGGGAACGGCTTCATCCCGTAAGCCTCATAGAATCGATTGTCAGCCTTGCCGCCGAGGTAATCGTTCTTTTGTTGCTTGGCCGCCAGCTTGTCCATGACGTAGCCTTCGAAGGCGCGGGCCATCATTTCCTCGGGCAGCGTGTAATAGTCGCTGGCGCGCGTCTTGTCCAAATCGACGGCCGCATGAAAGAAATCCGTCTTGGCTTTCCGCTGTTGCGTGGCGCCTTGCTTGGCCTTTTCCACCGCTTCGTTGGAATCAACAAGATGCTTGGCCGCCCAATAGAGCCGGTGGCCATAGGAGTTTTGATCGCTCGTATGGAAGCTGCGCCCGGTGCGCGCCTTGTAGAGCTGGTTCAGTTGATGCAGATTCTCAAACGTCGGCGGACCGCCATATTGCGATTTACTCGGCAGGTAGCCGGCCTTGCCCACATCGCCCGCGAGAATCTTGCCCTTAAGCTCGTTCCATTGCTTTTGTTGCTCGGGCGTGAACGGCTTCTTCTTTCCGTAGTAGTCAAACAGTTGCTCGATGTTCTTCAGTTGCTCGGCAAGGTTCTCGTGCGCCGCGTCGCGTTGCTTGCCCGTCTTTTCGTCAGAGAATCCTTCTTCGACCGTCTTCGTCATCAACGCGTCGTGAACGCCCTTCATCGCGGCGTGCAGATCGTCGCGGAGCTTCTCCCTGTAGCCAAGCCCCGTCGTCGTGTGTTTCTTCGAGCCGGCCTCTTTGGCGAGGTAGTGGTCCAGCGCGTGCAGCCACTCATGCGCCAGCGTGCCGGCGCCGGACATTTTCGTCAGGTTGATAACCCGCTTTTCGGGCTCGTAATGGGCGCGGGCGGCGTCTTTCCCGCCCGTTCCGCGCGCCCCGAAAGCGATTGCCAGATCGCCGTTGAGTGAGACGGCTTTCGGCGGAACTCCCAGCACGTCGGCCAGATCGTGCAGGGCGTCGTAGGCGTGATTGAGCGAGGTTTGCCCATCCTTGCCCGATTGCCAGTTGCCGAACTCACCGCCGCGGAAATTGAAGGCGTTTTGAAAGTCGGCCGGCTTCACGTCGCCCTTGCGATGCTCTTTCCCGCCCTTGCGTTCGACGCGATCGAGGTACTGGTAGCTTTCGTATCGCGGAAACTTGTGACCGATAACATCGTGTGGATTCGCCGCCATATGTTGCATCGCCTCCTGTTCGGAGGCAAAACCGCCTTTGACGAGCGGCGTCTTTCGGTCGCCCAGTTTGCGGAAAATGCCGAACTGCTTTTCGGTCGCGCCCTTCGGCGTGTAGGCGTAGACGCGGTGGCTGCGCGATACTTCGTACAGCGGCAAGCTCTTCTCGGCATCCTCCTTGGAATCAAACAACATGCCGCCGCCGACTTGCTTCGGCTGGCCCGACCAGGTCTTTTGTTTCGTGTCGTAGATCGCCCACTTCCCCTCTTCGCCGGGCTTCGTGCTTTTGGTGATTTGGGAAATGTTGTAGCGCCGCGCCCAGGCGGGCCGTTCGTCGGCGGGCTTCTCGACTTTCGGACGATTGGAAGGCCGCGCCGTTTCCTTTCGAGCGCCGCCGATCTTTTCGCCGAAGTCTTCCATCAACTTCGCGCGGGCGGCGGCGCGGGCGCCCTTTGACTTGGCCGTCGCGGCAGGCTTTGGCGCGGGAGCGGCAGAGGGTGTGGCAGATTGCTCGGCGGGCAGAGCCGGCTCAGGCGACGCGTCGGCGGCTGGCTCCGGAGATTCTGCGAAAGGCTCGAGTACATCGTCGGCCGTTTCGCCCGCCGGCTGATCCTTCTCCTTCGGCTCCCTCCAAGCGAACAGCTCAAACGCTTCATACTCCAATCGCCCGCGAAGCTTATCATCGCCGCCGTCTAATTCGTCGAGCAAATGTTTCGTGCCGCGCTCATCCATCCAATCCCGCCACGAGCCATCGGGCTTGTCGTCGAGAAAGGCGTTTACGCTGGACTTGAGGCGATCGGTAACGCTATCGTCCCCCGCTTCGATGTCATCGTCGTCGACAACGTCGTCGTCAAGCTCTTCGATCGTCGCCGGCACCTCGGGCGGTTTCTTTTCGGGCGGCGCTTCGACCCGTTTCTCTTCGGGCTTCTCTTCCGCCTTTTTCGCCGGCTTATCGTCGTCGTCAAACAGCCCCTTCTGTTTCTTCGGCCCGCCGAGCGTCTTACCCACGAGCGCCTTCGGACCCTTTTCGATCGCCCCGGTCGCATCGTTGATCGCAACGTGCGTTCCGTCGATCGTCACCCAATGGAACTCTTGCTGGCCTTGCCCGATCGTTTTCTTCCGCTTGGGCGCGTAGCCGAACTGCCCGCGATTGCCAGGCTGGCCGCGGCCTTGCCCGCGTTCTTCCGATCGCTCGGCGTAGCGCAGCACCGACGCCATCGAGCGGGCGTATTTCGCCGGCTTGTAGCGGCCGATCGGCTTCGACAAGTCGCCGAACTCGAGCCAGTCTTTGAATTGCTCGATCGTCAGGGCGGTGATCGGGCCGACTTTCCAGCCGGCTTGATAGCAGTCGGCGTACGCTTTTCGCGCGTCGCGGAGGTTCGTCCAGCCGAACATCACCTTATGCTCGTCAAAGCGCCCCGAGGCCTTCGGCTGATCGATGACGAAGACGAGCTGGCTTTCCGGATGGGGCCCGAGGTAGCAATCGACTTGATCGCCGTCGGCGCCTTCGTGGCGGCGAATGTAGCCGTAGTGGGCCGCCAGCGGCTTCCACTCCGGCCGGCGCTTCGAGCCTTTCGGGTTCTCGATCGTCAGCTCGAGGCCGTGCAGCCACAGTTTGCCCTTGGGATAGTTGCCGGCTTCGCGCTGGGCGTCGCTCGGATCTGTATTCGTGGCGTCAGCCGCGGCGGTGATGGCGGCGCGAAGATCGCGGGCGTGCTTGATCGGCGCAGTTCCGCCCACCACTGACTTAACGATCATTCCCCAATAGGCGTCGAGCGTCAGCGGATCGAAGCCGGCCCGGACGAGCAGATCGCGGGCGCCGTGCTGATCGCCGCGGCGGATCCGCTCGGCGAAGTTGCGCAGGGCAAAGTCGTCGAGGGGGCGAGGCTTGGCGTGTCGCTCAGGCCCCGCCCGCTTCACAACGCCCTCATGCCCCCAGCCCAGGCCGCTATGCGGTTCGACTTCGCCGGCGTGCTCGCGCGCGGCGAGCTGATCGGTCATCCCCGACAGGATCGGCTTGCCTTCGTAATCCTTCTTGCCGGTATCGGCCGCCCAATTGACCCAGGCGCGAATCGGCTGGCCGGTCATCTTGGCGGCGGCGGCGCGGCGGTGGCCATCGCTAACCTTCAGCGATCCATTGGGCATTTCGAGCACGCTGATCGGCGGCGGGGTTTTCCCCTCGCGGATCCAATCGGCGTATCGCTCCGCATCCCATCGTCGCCCTTCCGGGTTGAAATTCGGATTGGCGGCGTAGTCCCCCTCGGGCAACTCCAAATGGTTCGGATCGAGCTCGACGAGCTGATCGATGCTGTTTCCGTAGAGGCCGCTAAAGCTGCGATCCTTCCGCCAGGAACCGATGGGGAGGTCGACATATTCGGCCGGCGTCTCGCGACTGCTCGCGAACTTATTGCCGGCGGCGTCGAAATAGTTGGCCCGATGGCGCTTCTCCGTTTCGGCGTGATCGAGAAATTCGGCGTCGTGTAGTTCGCCCGGATGCTTGCCGCCGTAGCGGGCGTTCTTGTGCTCGGCGTCCCATTCTTGCTTGTGCAGATCGTAGCTCGACGGTAGGCCGACTTGGCTTCCCAGGCGATCGAGTACGTCGCCGGTGATCGCATCCCAATGTTTGCCGCGGCGCAGGTATAGACCGCCCTTGCTCGTGAGCTTGATCGCGTCTCGATCCTTCGGCGCGATCCGCGTCGTTTTCAGATGCGTGTTGACGTAGGCCGTCCCGCCGGCGTCCCACAGCTTGTTGAGGCCGGCGTACACATGCGGCGCGTAATTCTTCGAGCTGATCGGAGCGAGCGATTCGGTCGCGGTGGGCGCAGGCGCCGGCGGCGGCTCGCTGACGAGCTTCGGCGGCGGCGCGGCTTCGCGCGGGGCTTTCAAAGGATCCGGCGGCGCCGGTTTGTCCAGATCGTCGAATAGATCTTTCTGACCAGGCAGCGCGTTCAGCCCCGAGAAGAGTGGCGGCTGCTTTTCTTTTCCTTTGCCTTCGAAGCGCCCGCCTTGCTTTGCCTTCTTCGGCGCGGCGCCGAGGGTGAACGGTTCATCGTCGCCGGCGTCATCATCACCGAAGAGACTGGCCGGCTTGCTCTTGGCGGGCGATGATCCGCCGCCCGGACCCGAGGTAAAGGCGAACTTGCCGTCGTCTTCGCGGGGATGCTTCTCTTCGTCCCACAGGCTCGCTTGCTTGGCGTAACGCATCGCCATGCCATAGCGGCGCTTGTCGTCTTCGCGGGCCGCGGCCGCTTCGGCGGCGTCCTCGGCGTCCAGATCGTCGTTGTTTCCATCCCATACGTCGATCGGTTCCGGGTGGCCGTGACGACTCTTTAGGGCGCGTAGTTCGTCGCGGTCGCTTTCCTTCTTCCAGTTGTCGGCGCCGGGGCGAATCTTGCCGGTGTCATAAATATAGGCGTTGCCATCGTCCATCACGCCGGCTTGAATCTGATCGTTCAGCGTATAGCCGGCAGCGTGGATTTGCTCGAGCGTTTTCTCGATTTGCCAAAGCTGTTCACCCGTCAGGGGCGTTTCAGTATCCAGAAACGGCATTACCTGCAGGTGCTTGTCTTCGTGCCGGAAGTGATAGATGGGAACTAGGCCCTTCACTCCGGCCCGCCGTAGCTTCTCGTGCGCCGTGCTCGCCTTCTCCATCATGGCCGCCGCTTCATCGGGCGTTCGGTGGCCAGGGTTTTCGGGAATAAAAGGAACGGTGGTCGACGCTTTGACAACCCAATCGCCGACCCGCCAGGCGACGCCGTCGTCGCCCTTGCCCAGCCACTTGCCCTTGCCGGCGGCGACCGCATCGACAGCGTGATTACCGCTCGGCGTGTCGAATTGCAGCTTTCCGCTCAGATCGTTGACAAAATGCTTCCAGCTTTGCAGCGGAACTTTCGCGTAACCGGTTCCCGGCGCCGGATACTTCTCAGCCCACTTGTTATGTTCGGGCGTGTCGAGTTGGGCGTAGGCGTGCGCATCATCGACGCCATAAACCTTCATCGGCATCGGCTTCCGATCGCCAACGGGCGGCAGCGTGAACTTATCGCCAGCCTTCGGCGCAAACTTCCCGGCTTCGTCGCGCGGATGCTTCTCTTCATCCCACAACGAGCGCTGGCCCTCGGCCGGCTTGTGCTTGGCGTGCAGAATCGGCCCGAAGATGCGTTTCAGATCCGGCCCTTGCGGCGCCGCGTCGCCCGGCATCGCCGGCGGCCCGCCAGGCGGTTCGCTCGGATCGTCGCCCGGCGGCTGATCCTCTGGCCCGCCTTCTTCCGGCCCGCCCATCATGCCAGCCATCGGATCGGCGCCAGGCAGCCCGGGCGGCATTCCCGGCGGCATTCCAGGCATCCCCGGCATCATGCCGGCGGCTTGCTGCTGCAATTGCGGATTAGAGAGCTTCAGATCGTTCGGCCCGGGCATCGAGAGGCCGAGCTTGTCGAACAAGTCGGCGCTCTTCAGCTCGGCGCCCATATCCCACAGCGCCTTCGCCGCGTCGAGGTCTTCTTTCGGCGTGCTCGACTCCGTGTCGATTTTGAAGAGGATGTCGATCGAGCGATACTTCGGAAAGTTGAAATCCCGTAGCGGCCAAACCAGCTCGCGGGTGATCGTTTCCTCAAGGTTGATCGCGTCGTATCGCGCCAGGTTGAGCAGCGATTTTTCGTGCAGGTCGGCGACGCCGCTTCCCAGGCCCGTTGCCGCCGCGTCGGTGGAGAGCGTTTGCCCGAGAACGAACTTGGTGATTTGATTCTGAAAGTGATTCGTGACGATCGCTTGCAGAATCTCGATCCCCGCCGTGTTCGGCGGAATCTGTTCGATCCGGTAGGCGTCGGGGTCGCCCAGGTCATGCGGGACGATAATCCGGTTGGTATGCGCTTGCTCTTGGGCGATCTTCTCGACTTCCGCCTTCGCGGCGGCGTTGCCCATCGGGTAGTAATAGACGTAGAAGCCCATTCCCGTTCGCTCGACAATCTCCATCAATTGGGCGAGCACTTCTTGCTTCTGGTACCAGACCCAATAGATGAAGGAGCGCAGGCCGACGCCGTGAATCTTGCCGGCCGAGAGCGGATCCTCATAATCGCCATCCCACAGCAAATGCTTGTGGACGGCGAACCGCGAGCGCTCCCACGGCTGCAGGAAATACGCCATCCCGTCGCCGGTCACTTCCAGCTCCCGATCGCCGGCGATGACGTCGCGGTGATTGAGCGCCGGCGTCACCTTCACGCCGACTTGGTTGTAGTCATACTCCCCGCGCCCGTCGTCGTAGCGGAAAGCGAGCTTATCGCCGCTGATCGGCGTATAGTGCGAGACGATCGTTCGGCGGTTGCGCTTGCTGTCCGTGTGGAAGCTGTACTGATGCTGAACCGCATAGCGACCATAGAAGACCGCTTGCAGCAGAATGCGCCGGTATTCGACAAACCGCGGAATGCGGTTGAGGATCGTCGTCAGATCGCGGCAGAGCGCTTGCTGCGTTTTGTCGTCTTCGTCTTCCGGTTGCAAATGCCAGTTGTAGAGCGCCACCATCTTTTGCCGCGCCAAGATCGGGCCCATGACCATCGGGTCTTGAACCATCATGTGGGCGTTTTCGACGGAATGGCGCAGCGCTTCGTCGCTGTTGCGATAGACCTTCGAGAGCGTGCTCATCATGCCGCTGAAGGTCATAACGTGAGGCAGGATCGCCCGCCCAAAGTTTGGCGGGACGTCCTTAATCAGCGCCGCCGGATCGACGGCTCGCTGCGTCGATTGGCCTAGCTTGGCGTGGCGGCGCGCATCGCGCAGCGCGCGGGCGTCGCGCTTCGTAACGCGATCGCCTTCGCGGTAGGTAGTGCCGTTGATGCGGAGGCCGCCTTTAGGTGCAAGCACGAGACGAGTCGAGAGTGAAGAGGGAAGAGTCGAGAGAAAGCCAGCAGGCGATTACGCTTCGCTGGCCGGCGAAACTTCAGGCGGCGCCGCTTCCGCTTCGGCGGCTGTTGCGGTGGCTGTTTCAGCGGCGGTCGGCAAGCCCATCGAGACGGCGAGCTTGGCGCGCTGTTCGGCGAGCCACTCTTCCCAGCTCGGCGCCGGCGGATAGGCGCGTTCTTCGTCTCGCGTGGTGAGTAGCACGCGCTGCAGCGATCCCTCGGAAACGTCATAAACGACTTCGCGGACGATTTCGACGACGTGCTCGGCGCGGAGCTTGAGCTTGTCGCCGGCGGCGATCCGGAACGGCAGAATGCCGCGGAAGACGCATTTATTCTCGGCGTCGCCGAGCGCGGGACGGGTATAGATTTCGGTGCGCATGGTGGGGGAGAGCGGAGGGTGAAGAGGGGAGGGTGAAGAGGAAGGAAAAGCCGGCCGCTACGGCAAGAGCGATTGCCGGTAGGCAGGGCCGATTTGCTCAGGCAGCGTCGAGCGGCCAATCGCGCCGCGGCGCCGCGCCGAGCCGAGAACGGGCACGGTGCGCACTCGAAAGCCGCGAGCGGTAGCCTTCCGCGGAATGTAGTGCGCCATCGGATCGCCATCGAAGCCGGCCCGGCCGTCGAAGCCGCCGGCGGTGAGAATGTACGGCACTTGGTGGCGCCAGCGCGAGCCGCGGACGCGGAGCTTGTCCCACACCCATTCACCCTTGGAGCTGGCCCGCAGGAGCGATTCGTACATCCGGGCGGGAATCGGCCGCGCCTTCGAACCGTAGGCGTAGGTTGCCCCGGTGACGTGCGGCCGGCGGCGCTGATTGCTCGGCGCCTTGAAAGTGACGTACAGAATCGATTGCGAGTGATCGTAGGCGAAGCTGTAGACGTTCGAGCTTTGCGGCGTCTCGATCCACTCGAGCGATTGTTGGCCAGTGAGTCGATCGACCAGCGCCGCCGAGATAACGCGGGTGTCGATCAGGTGCTCTTCCGGCCAGTCGGCATCGCCCGGGACGGTGATCCGATCGCCGCCTGGCGGCAGCCGCAATTCAGGCGGCAGCCGGTTGCGCGGATCGAGCGAAGGCGAGCCGGGAGGCGTGCCGCCGACGCGAAAACCGCGCGCTGGCCGCGGTAAGGTTTGCGTGGCGGTAAGCGGCTGGGGACCGCTGCGCGGCGCCGACGGCTGGCCGGCGCGACCAGCGCCGCCCACAGTCGCCGCCGCGGCTTGCACGTTGCGCGGATCGAGGCCCGCTTCGGCCATGACGTCGATCGCGTCTTGAATGTCGGTGCGCGACGGGGCCCCGCGCTGGCCGCGGCTGAAGCCGAGCAGCTCGGCGACCAGCGAGGCGAGCTGACCGAATGCGCTGCGCACCGTCGAACCGCCGCGGAAATAGCGTTGCACGTCGCCGACGAGCTGTTCGACTTCCGAGCGCAGCGGCGGGGCGCCTTGTCGCGGCGGGCGTTGGCGAGGCATGGCGAACCTATCGAGAAACGCGTTTGAAGCGGACGCCGGGCCGCGCTTGGGGCGTCTCGCGGCGGGCGAGGATCCCTTGAGCGCGGTTGCCGACGTCGGAGTAAATCATGTAGCGGAGGGCGTCGCAGTTGGAAACGAGAACGCCGTTGGCGAAGTAGGTTCCGTCGTCAGTCGCCAGATTGAAGACTCTTGCCCTTCGGTTTGCGCGCTCCACGCGCCCAACTTGCACGGCAACCACATTTTTTCGAGCAGCATGTCGTCTTTGCGAAACGGTTGACGACGAACTCAGACCCGCACCATTCGCATGTTCTGGTTTCGTTGTCGTCGCCGCGATGGCGTCGCGAATAGGCTCGGCATTGATCGCTGCAAAATCGCGTTGCGCGCTTGCGGTCCTTCGTCCCGAATCTCTTTCGGCAGTATTCGCAGGTCTTGAGTTTCGAAGTGCGACCGTTCCAGGTTTGCAGTCCATGCTGCTTGTGCCATTCTTTTCCGACCTTGCTTCCATGCCACTGACGAGCGGCGTCAATCGCCTTTTCGATGTTTGCTCGATGGCGCTTCGAATGCTCGGATGGAGTGAGCAACTCGAGGTTGTCGATTCTGTTATTGGCTGGGTTCTCATCTTTGTGGTGGACAACCCTGCCCCGGGGAATCTTTCCGAAGTTGTCGATCCAGACTTGCTTGTGAAGCCAGAACGTGCGGATCTTCGCCGACTGACCGCCCCGTCGTTCGCATCGCCGGAAATACGTTCTTGCCGGTGATGAACGGCAAGTCGGGTATCGATACCAGACGTGCCCGGCGTATTCGATGACTTCGCGAGGCTTTCCGTTTCGGTTGATCTCTTCGCGGACTTGCATGATGGAAGGCTGTCAATGAATGTCCCCGGCGTCAGTTCGCAGGCGGCAACGAAGCCTCCGTCTGATGTTGCGAACGGATGCGTTGCGGTACATTCTATAACACGGCCGTCGATCAAAGTAATCCGATAAAGCTCTTCTTCTCCTGTTTCTTCGGCAACAGCGACTCGGCTTTCGCCCAGATGCGTTAGCACCGCGTCGCCTGCGCGCAGGCTTTCAATTTCCGTCGCCCCCTCGGGAGTCGCGACGAGCGTACCCGCAGGAAAGCAGCAGTCATCGTCTCTCTTGAGCGGCACCGGGCGGGCCGCTTTCGGGTTGGCGCCGGCGCCGGTCGAGCGCTCCCAGCGGTAGGTGCTCATTTGCCGGGCGAGCTTCGGGCAGCGGTGGCGATCGATGAACAGCCCCGGCTCTTCGGTTTGCGGGTGGATCTTCAGGCAGGCGCGAACCGCTTCGATCCCTTCATAAACAGCGTTGCGGGCGGCCGTGATCGGCAAGCCGCGCATCGCAAACTCGCGCATCAAATCGGGCCGGCTCGGGTCGGCGTAGGTCGATCCGTAATGGGGATCGTCGTCATCCCATCGCGCCCAGTCGTGGAGCTCGTGTCGCTTGGCGATCCGTTCGACGTGCTCGGACCAAGTGAGGTTTTGCGCGGTGCTCCAATATTCGTCGTAAATCCACCAGCAGCCGATCGCGTCCTTGTAGCCCCACAGCACGACAAACGGATGCTCTTCGCTGGCGCCCCAGTCGATCGCCCGGCGGTGATAGACCGTCGGCCGGCCGAACTCATCGACCGGCGGGGTGATGTCGTCGAGCAGGTGGATCTTCGGGTTGAACGATTGATAGATGCAGCCTTCGTAGTTGGCGAACGCCCCGCGGGTGCGCGTGGCGAGCATTTCGTCGCTGATCGACGCCACCCAGGCTTGATACCAGTCGGCGTTGACGTGGCCAGCGTCGCGGGCGGCGACCGTGCTCAGGAAGTGAAACGACCAATTCTTGAACTTTTCATCGCCGGCCGACCACGATTCATAAGCGTCTTGCAGCGGCGCCGACTTCTCGGGATCGAGCGGGGTTAACTCCATCGTCACGGCGCCGGGCAGCATCCATTCGCGGCAGCCGCGCAGCACTTCTTGAAAGACTTCCCAGGGGAAGTTTTCCGTAAACCAGGCGCCGCCGATGGCGGTCGCTTGCATCGCTTCGCGGCCTTCTTCGTAGCTTTTCCACTCGAGCAGCCAGTTGCGCCCCTGTTCGTCGGGAATCAGCGGTACCGACTTCGGCCAGCCGCGCTTCGAGTTGCGCCACACGACGCGCTCCCAATCGATCCACCACTCGGGCAGGATCGTGCGCAGCTTCTGGAACCAGGTCGAGTTGCAAGCCTGTTCGAAGGTGTTGGCAATGATCCAAAACGGCGTATCGCGGACCGGCGCTTGTTGTTCGGCGAGGAACTTCACGCAGCGCTGCGCGCCGCAATACGTTTTCCCCGAACCGTTGCCGCCGATCCCGACCGTAATCAGCGATCGCGAGTTGACAAACGATTCTTGCTCGTCGCCGTCGGCGAGATTGTCCGCCCGCGGCTCGAAGGCGTAGTACGGATGCGTGAACAGCAGATGCACGAAACGGGCGATCGTCGGATCGCCGGCGGCGTCGAACCGCTCGAGCATCGCCGGCGTGAGCGTCTCGCGTAGCCGTTGATGCTGGCGCCAGTCGGGTTGGGCGTCGGCCGCCGAGCTGATCCACTCGTGGAAGATCCGATCGGCCGACTTTCCCTTTACTTGCGGCACGGCTTATTGTCGAGTAATCGCTTCCGGAACGCTTCCAGCAAGCCGCCCGGCGCTTGCGCCGGCTCGAGCTTGATCGTTGTTTTGTGTTTGGTTTTGACGTCGATCCGGTCTTTGTAGCGCGGATCGAGGCGCTTCAGGCGGAACATCAGCAGGTTGTCGCTATATTCGTGCTCGATGTACGGCTTGGCCCACACTTCATCGCCAGTCGCCGTCTTGCCGAGGCAGCGGCCGAGCGGGTCGCCCGGCTCGCACGGGACGAGGATCAGCTCCCCCTTGAAAAACTTCAATCGCTGGACGCCATCGACCGCCCGGCGATCGGCTTCTTCTTCGAGCTTCTCGCGATACATCCGCTGCGCTTCGCCGAAAGCCGCTTTGTAGCCGTCGTCGCGCAGCCAGTGATAATGCAGCGTACGATCGACGCCGGCGATCATCGCCGCCCGTTTGATCGTCCCGCGGTCGGCGTAGGCTTTCAGGAACAACCGCCGATTGATTTCGCGAATCTCGTGGAACGCCTCGGGCGGGCCGGAAAGCATCGCCGCCGTCACAGGCGGCGCCGGAGCCGCCGACTTCGCGGGCGCGGCCGCCTTCCGCGGCGCCGGTTTGGCGGCCTTGCTCGGCGCAGCCCGTTTGTTTTGCTTCTTCGCCGGCTTCTTCTTCGCCGGCTTCTTCTTCGCCATTCGCTACACCCAGGCCTCGGCGGACTCGTGAACGACGACTTCGACGTCGAAGACGCGCACCAGGTAGGCGGCGTCAGAGAGCTTGGCGACGATCGTCCCGCCCGTCTCTTCGAAGGCGTTGCGAACGCGCACCACCGCGCCGACTTCGCGACGCCAAACCGCGTCGCTAAAGACGTAGCGCGGATAGGCGTCGAGCAATTTGCGCTGCGCAGGCGTGATCTTGTGAACGCGCTTGGCGAGCAGCTCGTTGATTTCCTCTTCAGACACGCCCGCGGCGCGCAGCTTTTCAGCGTCGAGCATTGTTTCTCACGACCAGGAGAGAGCGTTACTGCGCGAAAGCCGGCTCGGCGGTCGCTTGCCGCAGCTTGGAAAGCAGGGCCTTGCGCTTGGTGCTCGGCGAGAAGCCGACGCCCCTTCGCTTGCACTCTTCGCGCAGATCGTCGTCGGACATTCCCGCGAACTCGTCGCGATCCTCGGCGGATGGCTCAGGCGAGACGAACCCGTCGCCCGCCGGCTTGTGGTGGTTGCTATTGTCCGCCGGCAAACCATCCAGCTCGGCGATTTGCTTCTGCGCCCGTTCGATGGCGACTTCTTGCGTGCTGCGCGCGTATTTGGCTTCGAAGCCGCGCCACTCGGCGGCGACGTCGTGCGCCGTGCGGCCGAGCATCTTGGCGGCTTGCTGGACGCTGACCTTTTGCAAAAACAAGTCTTCGCTCGATTCGGGGCAGGCCGGCGCCGGCGATCCGCCGGGCACGCCAGGCGCCCCGGCGACGGATCCGCCCAGCAGCACCGGCGGAACGTAGCCGATTTCGCCGTTGCCCGGCGGCGGCGCTTGCCCGCCGTAATCCTTCAGGCGCGGATCGACCCACTTCGACCAATCGACGGCGCTTCCCGGGCGGGCGAGCTCCTTGGCGACGACGTGCGCTTTCCCCTTGCCGTCGCGATCGACGAAACCGTACATCCGGGCGATTTGCTCGTGATGAACTTTTTCGTCGTGCAATTGCTGAATCGACTCGAGCGGGGCGAGCGTCGCGGCGACGTTCGAGTTGCGAAGGGCGATTTCCAGCGCTTCGCGCGCCGTCCAAAAGCCGTCCCCCGGCGTCGGCGATCCGCTGGCGTCGAACTCGGCGAGCGCAACCGACAGGTTGTTGACCGCTCGTTGTAGCGGAAAGCATTCGTTCGGCATTTCCGAAATGCCCGCAAACGTCTCGATCAGCGCGTCGAGCGCGTACCAGTATTCGGCCGGCGGCGGATCCTTGCCGGGCGAATCGGCCCAGGCGCGATGAACGTCGTTGAAGGCTTGAACGGCGGCGACAAGGTCGGCGGTAATGGGCATGCGCGTTTGTGGGTGATGAGCAGGAGAAGAGAAAGCGCCGGCGATCGATCGCTATTGCAGCGACCAGACGCCAGCGGCCGGCAACTATTTGTTGCCTTTGAGAAAGACGGCGATCGTCCGTTCGGCCGCTTCGGCGGCTTGCGAGACGAACCGCAGATACTTGAAGCGGAAGGCGTCGTCGTGGATTTTGCGAACTTGATCGTCGGCCTTCGTATAGGTGAGCGTCGCCGCGGCCGAATCGTCCGAATCGACGTCGGAGTCGTCGAGGTCGGTCCAGTTCGTGTTGTCGTTCGAAACCTGGATGTTGACGCTTGTCCCGGTCATCGCGGCGGGAAACTGGAAGCTCCCGGCGACATATTCGCCGATCGCGACCGCCGTCGATTCGGTTTCGGTTTCAGCAATGACGGCCGAGGCGTTGTCGTAACGGGAAACGATGGCGCTCATTTAGTGGCGGGCGAGTGGAGAAGGAGAGGCGGGCGCGCCGGCAAAGGCGGCGGACAGATGTTTCAGGGCGCCGAGGTACACGGCGCGCTCTTCGTCGGACAAGCCGCGGGAATCGTTCCACGCTTCGCCGTCCGCTTCGCGCAGCCGCGATTGAAAGACGCCGACCGTTTCCTTGGCGAGAAAGGCGCGCGCCGCCGGCGAGAGGGCGTCGGGCTCTTCGTCGTCGCTTTCAGCGGACTCGGCGGCAAACGGAGCGATCGGCACATCGTCAGGCGCTCGCGGCAGAGCGCCATCACGCTCGAGGCTTTCGAGCTCCTTCAGGCTGGCGACGACGTGCCGCAGCGGATCGCCTTCGGCCAGGACGACGCCCGCCATGCCGGCCGTTCGTTGCCCGCTGACGTTCCAGCGGCGCGTCGCGCCTACTTGCGGCAGAATGTCGATCGTCACCCACGGCGCCAGGCGCAGGCAGCTAAAGGCGTTGCGCGGCAGGTCGGCGAAAACGAGTGTGTTTTGTCGGATGCTGAATAGTTCCATGCGTCACCACCTTTCGCCCGGCGGGAGCTGTTCACGCCGCAGCTCTTGCGGCCAAAACTGGCGATCGAGCAGCTCGGGATCGTGTTGCGTCCAAGTGCGCCGCACGAAACGCGCCTCAATCCGTCGCAGCACCGGGCCGCGAACCAGATTTGGCGCCGCCCGATGGCTGACGATCCGGTCGGCGAACACCACCGCTGCGTTGCCCGGCAGCAGTCGCTCGGCGTCGTGAGTCAAGACGCGATAGGCGACCAGGCGTTCGCTTCCGTCGTTGGCCAGCTCCCAAAACAGGAGTTGCCGGAAGAGCAGGTTCCCGTTGTCTTCGTCGTAGGTTCGGTTGTCTTCGACGACGTCGACGGCGTCCTCAGCGATCGGCGAGCGCGGGATGATCGCCGCCAAGATCGCCGCCAGGAGTAGGAGCGCCCCTTCCAAACAAAATCAAAAAACGGTTATGCTGATCGCAATCGCCGCGGACCGCCCGCGGCTTCCGCACTCTCAGGCAAGGAGAATCGTCTTATGGCCGCCAGGAAATCAGGAACGACATCGCGAACGACGCAGCGCACCGCGCCGGCGAAATCGCCCAAAGCGAAAACGGGCGCCGCCAAGTCGTCGGCGACCGGTCGCGCGTCCAAACCGTCGCCCAAGAAGGCGGCGAAGAAGAGCGCGAAGAAGTCTTAGTTGTCGCCGCGGCGGTCGGAGTCACGGCCGCGGCAAGAGGAACTCGCGGAGGCTGCGCTCTCAGGCTCGCGCACCCCGCCGACAGCGCCGGCGAGGCAGGGACGCTCTCAGGAGGATCGATCGCCGGCGCGGCGCAACCGCCACTCTCTAGCGTTTTCCCGCCATCGGCGCCCGCCGCAAGAAGTTGGACCGCAAGCGCAGCCAGGAGGAAGGCCGCGAGAAACGCGCCGGGAGGTGCGCAGAATCGCATCGGGTACGAAGGCGGGGCGAGAAGGCGGGATAAACGGCCGGCGGATGAGACTAGGCCGCGGAAGCGGCGCCGGCGGGGGACAGGTCCACTACGGTAAGTTTTCGCCGCTTGGGGGCTTCGGTCAAGATTCGCTCGGCGTCCTCGGCGCTCTTCACGCGGATGAACTCGTCCTTCCAAGAGACGATTGCCGCCCCGTCGGAAAAGCCCAGGCGATAGCGTTTGTTGCAAACGGTGGCTTCGCTAACGCCCTTTTCTTCGAGGTACGCTTCTAGCTCCTTGGCGATTTGATCCTCTTCGCGCTTGATCGCGTCGATATGCCGCTGTTGCTCCAAGCGGCTGTTACGCAGGTGGAAATAGCGCTCGATGCGCTCGGCTTTGAGGCGGCAGGCCATGCGGTTTTTCCCTTTTATGGGTGTTGAAGAGTGTCGAATGGAGGCGGGGAAGAGAAACGGCGGCTCGGGCAGCGCGCCGTCGGGGAGAAGAGCGAAGGAATTGAGCTCGTAGGAGCGAGGCAGGCGCCAGGGCTTGGCCATCAGCGACGAGCAGGGTCAAGAAGAACGACGTAACCAAACAGCCATTCGCGACGCTCACCCGCCAAACCGGCGCGGCTTGGGTGAGGATCGTGAACCACTTCGAAGTTGCGGCCGACGACGCTATGAAAAACTGGATAGCGAGGGCTCGGCCCGGCAATGAGACACCAGGCGTTATCCGTCAAGTCGCGGTTGTATTGATCGAAGTGCGCTTCGACAAAGCCGAGGTTTTGCTTTGCCAGCCAAGCGATTGTCGCGTCGTAATACGCGTTCCACACCTTCGCAGCCGATGCGTCTGGCGTCCAATAGTCGGCCAAGTCCGGCACGTCTTCGAGCCGAAACTCGAGGATGCTCGCCAGGCAAGCCGCCCAGCAGTTACCAGGAGGCGACTTGCCTTCAGGATCGTGAAAGCGAGTTTGATCGACGGGAATCATTCAACCTTCTCAGGAACAAGCTCGATGGGCGCATAGCATTTACAACCCTTACCTTCGGATTCGTGCACCTTGCTGTAGCCGTCAACCGCCAAAACCCAGGCTGGCAGAAGAGGAAATGGATAGTTGCAGTCCGCCCACTTCGTACTAGAAAACTCGCCAGCGACGAATTCCGACGCGTGCCGACACGTGCCACAACATTTCTCAGGCGTCATTCGTCGCTTTCGTTCGAATATGTCGGCGTGCGAGCTGGCTTCGTGCGCAGCCGCCGCGCAAACCGCACACGGCCGCCACTGATGAACGGCATGAACCGCCACGGCTTGCTCGCGGGCGCGTTGGCCGGCGACTTCGCTTTCACCGTCTCGCGTTCGTCGCGCTTTCGCAGCGGGACGGCGGTCGGCAACTTGCACTCGATAACCGGCGGCGGCGGCGGCGCCGAATTCTTCTTGCACGCCCGCCCGGACGTCAGGCCGGCGACACAGAAGATGCGTTGCAATTCTTCGAAGGAAATCTTGTTGAGCGGGATCCCGGCGGGATCGAGCTTGCAGAGACGGGTTTTGGCGCGCGGGCGTTTCATGAATACCACTTCGTAATTGCTTCGAAGGCCGCAACCGAGCGGTGGCAGCCGAGCGAGGCGAGCAGGTCTATCAGGATTCGGTCGGCGAGCTGATGGGCAATCTCGGGACAGCCGCCGGACGTTCGCGCCACGTCTTGAAGCGACTCAGCGAAACGCTCGTCCGTCTCATTGATCCGCCTCAGCGCTTGCGCCGCCCATTGGGCATCCTTCGGCGGCACGCTACTAGCGGTCATCAATCACATTCCACATGCACTTGATCGCCGCGCACAAACACCGTGCAGTCGGCTCGCGGGCAGCGGATCCCGTCTTCGGTACGCATTTCCAAGTAGCGGCCGTCGATCGTCGCCTTCACGACATAGCCGCCCCACACCCCGGAGTAGTAGCCATTCGGAAGGTGGAGCCCGAGGACTGGCCGGCCGGCTTCGGCGATCGAGAGGATGCGCGTCATGCGGAAGTCGCTCGGGGAGGATCGATTGCCGGCGGTTCAGCGCGCAGGAGCTTCTTCGCTTTCCCGTCACAGCCGGCGGTCAGGCAGTAATAGTGGGTGGCGCGCTTGGTGACTTTGCGCGAGCGCATCAAACAGCCGCACGATTCGCAGACCGGCCGCACGCGGAGGCCGATAACCGTCGGCTGCTTGCGGATCCGCTTCTGGCCCTGCCCCGCCAGCTTGACGCGCGCTGCACGCGAACGCGTGCTTGTGTTTCTCGACGCCATCGAAGACCCTAAGAGCGGCGGGACGACACTTGGGAGGCGCTGGCGTCAAGCGCGCTCCCACGTCCCGCCTGGAAGTGATCCCGCTACCTTTGCGGTCCTGCCCTACCGCATATTTGCCGACTATCTTACCACCGCTTGCGTATCTGACGCCTCTTTTCGCAACTCATTACGGTTGCTGTACTTAGGCGGCAGGCGGTCGCGCACGTCGTCGAGCTTGTCGCCAAACGCCTTCAAATCGGCCTTGATTTCCGCTTTCAGCTCGACAACCGCCTGCCATTGGATGGCCGCCGCCGTGTGATTGGCTTCGTTTTCCTTCTGCAATTCGGCGATGCGAACTTTGGTTTCAACGAGAAACAGCGCCAGCGCGCAGACCGCGGCCAGCGCGACCCCCGAAAGCACATGGCCGACCCACTTCGAGGCGGCGTCTAAACGGCGATCGGCGTTCGTCTCGTTGTTGCTGTTGTTGTTGGCGCGGGCGGCAAAGGCGGGCGGCATCGGTCCATCATGCTTTCCATGCGGCGGGGAGAAGCGAGGAAAAAAGGGGAAATATCAATAATCGTCAGGCGGCCGGAAACGGCGGGCCGGCCGCTCGTAGCGCGGCACCAGGTACGGCGTCGGCGGCGCGGGCGTCATGTAGTAGCCGTTCGGGCGGCGTTTCTTCAAGGCGGCAATGTCCGGAAGCTGACCGGCGAGCGCGTCGGCTTCGAGCTTTTGCCGCGAGACGTGCGGCAGCTCGTCTCGCTGATCGGCTCTTAGCAACGGCACGCGGGGCAGCCGCTCGAGCATCGCCGCCACGGCCAGGCCGAGGTCGAGCGAGCGGCAGCGGGCCCACTGGCGACAGCGGCCGGCGACATACCTTCGCGCGACGACGACGAACGGCGCCAGCTCGGGCGAAGCGCTGATCGAGCCGCTTTCCCGCGACCACGTCACTAGCCAGGTTTCGCCATGCGCCACGACGCGCAGCGGCCGAATCGTCATGCGCGATCGCCTATACGGGTGCGAGGTAAACAAGGCGTTGCCGGCCGCTTTTCGGATCGGTGGCCAGTTTGTACCAGGCCCGCAGCTTCGGATTTCCGGCTGGACTGAGGTAGCTTTCGCGGCGCAGCCATTCGGGCACATCGCGACCCCGAACGACAACGGTTACCCGTTGATCGCCGGCCAGCGGGCCCGGATCAGTAAACGTCGCTATCGCGCCGTCGAACGGCCCGCCATAGCACGGCAGCGATCGCGGCGCTCCGTCGCTCATCAAAACATTCCCTTGAGCTTCAGGAAAACCAAGATCGCGATCGCCACAGCGGCCGAGACGACAACCGCCCACACGTCGCCGGCATCTATCTCGTTTCGCAGTTGGCGACGGAGGCGATTCCACAGGCGATTCCACAGGCGGACAACAAGCATCTTCACGCCGTCGAGCAGCGCCGCCCGATTGTTGGTTAGGCCGCCGAGCGATTCGTCATCGATCGATTGCGGCCGCAGGCGCTCTAGCGCTCGACGGCTTGATCGAGGGGGTGGAACAAATCCTGCCCGCGTGACAGCCGATCGGCCAGCACGTCGAGCTTGCCATGACTTCCGGGCGGCCAATCGCAGCGGCTTTCCGCCGGCGTTGGCCGAAAGTACGCTTCCAGACCAAAGGCGGCCGCTTCGTGGAACGTCTTGAATCGCCACTGTTCGGCCAGGCCGCTTTCTAGGTCGGCGCGAATCACGACGCCCCGCAGCGGGTGCAAGATCCGATGGAGGTCGCGCTCGCGGCGCGGACCGCAGAGGCCGGAGAGCTTGAGGAAACCAATGTACCGCGCCCACACCGAATCGCATTCCGCCGGCGAGAGCACATAGCGCTCATGGTGCGCAGGCGGCGGCGAGTCGCCGAGCAAAGGACCGAAGGCGATCATCGGCGAGGCGGGGCAGAAGGAAGGGAGAAAAGTCTTGAGCCAGCGGCCGCGCGCCCCGTTCGCCGGGAAGGCGAGGGGACGCGCAAGCAGCGCCAGCGAGAAGAGTTCACGGTAATCGCCAGCGAAGAAAAGCGCGCAAGGCGGGCGTCTACGTTTAGACGGTGCTCAGAAGGCGACCAGAAAGCGATCAGCAGGTGATCGGCAGGCGATCAGAAAGCCGGCGATAAGCGCTAATGGCAAGCGCCCCGCGGCACAAACACCGCCGAGGATGCAAACGGCACGCCGAAGGAAGACGACCGGAAGACGGTTCCTTGGAAGCCGCGGTTCAGGTTGTTCCCCACGAAGCGAGCGTTGCCAAAGCTATCGATTTCGAAGACGTTTCCAAAAGCGTCTTGCTTGGTGAAGACGCCGAAAGCGTTGAAGCGCCCAACCGCCGCCGTCGGCACGATCGCCCGATGCCCATTAGAGAACACAAGCGTTGCCCGCGGAGCGAACGCGGCGTTCGCCCGCGCCGCCGCGACCGGATCGACCACCGCCACGTTAATATCGCGACCGCGGTTGGCATTGCGGCGATTATCGACGCGCACGCCGTTGACGCGCACTTGATCGCGACCGAACAGGCGACGATCGACTTCCACTCGCACGCCGTTGGCGTTGACGTTCACATCGCGGTTTCGAGCGAAGATCTGCGCCGACGCGTCCTCGGCGAAACAAGCAAAAGCGGAAATCGCCGCCACCAGCACAAACACGTTTTTCATAGCACACGCCCCATTGTGAAAAGTGAAATGACCGCCTTAACCAGCAGCCCCCGAAATCAATAACCCAAGCAGGACGCCAGCAATCGCACCGAGGATTGCCGCAGGGATCATCAGCATCCCCGCCACCGCCGCATACGCGCCGCTCGTCGTCTTATCTGGATTGCGCTTGCTCATCGAGAACAGCACGCGCACCATCGCGGCAGGAGTGATGATCGCCCCCAAAATGCCACACAATGTTGGAACCATGCCAACCCTTTAAGAGTCGTCCATCACAACCCAAACCCAGGCGATCATCACCACGCCCAGCATCACGAACAGCGGCCAGAACAGGCCAAACGGCACGGCGACCCACCGCCAGGCGCCGACGTTCCCGACTTCGCGCCAGTAGGCGCCGCCGAGAAACAGCCCGATCGCCAGATAAGCGAGAATCGCCGCCAGCCACATGCGCGTTATTCCACCGTTATTCCACCGGCCCAACGGCCGAAAACAGCGAGCTCAGTTCCCCCACGCTCAGCGGCGTGCCCGGCGCATCGCCAGGGCCGAGCGGCATCCGCTTCGTCGGATCGGCGCTCGTCACTCGAGCCAGAATCGAGGCCCCATCGACTTTCGAGAGGTCGCTCAGATCGAGGCCGCCCGCTTGCCGCGTCGCGCCATGGCACGAAACGCACTTCGCGTTGACGAGATTCGTCACCCGCTGCGCCAGCGCCGTATCGCCGCCCGCAGCCCCGCCCACACTGGCCGAGGCGCCCGCATGAATCTCTTGCGTGAACGTCGCTTGCGAGCTTGTCGCCGCCGTCGCCGGTTCATCGAGCGCCGCCAGCGCTTGGGAGATAACCGAGGCCTTCACTTGCAGCTTGGCGATTTCCGCCGCCGCCGCTGCGTTGGCTTGCTGGCCGGCGAGAACCTTGCTTTGAATCGCCGACGCGTCGGCGACCAGCCGCTGCGAGATGTAGTTATCGACGCCCAGGTCGGTATTCGAGTACGTCGCCGCCCGGTAGCCGTAGAGCGTCTCGCCTTGCGCCGCCGGCAGTTGGCCGTACTGGATGTTGTACTGATAAGTGATCGAGTTGTCGGTGCTCGTCGTCGTCACGTTCGGCGACGGCGCCCCTTGCGCGACGACTTTCGCCGCCGGCTGCGCGACGACGTGCCGCTGGACGCACGGATAGCAGACGCGCCGGCCGCTGGCGAAGAGCGGGGCGTTGATGGTCGCGACGAGGGCGAGCGAGACGAGCAAAAGACGGATCGGCGGAAGCATTAGTTGGCCCCTTCGGCTAAACGGTTGTTGGCGGCGGTTCGCACGCGCAGCGCAAAATCAGAAAACTCTTGTTCCCAATCGCTGCGCGGGATCCAGATCGGTTTTTCTTTCGTCCAGGCCCGCAGGCTGGCGATCGTGATCGATTCCGGCGAAACGCCAGCGCTATTAGCCGGCAGCGGCGGGCAGAGCTGATTGAACAGCGCCACCGCCTTCTCATCGCTGACCGCATAGCCCGCGTCGGCGCAGGCAATCCGCGGCGTGATGGCTTCGAACGCATAGCGGTTGTATGTCGCGCCGACATATTCCATGACCGGCGCCGGCTCTTTCCCGGTGAGCGCGAAGACCGCTTTCGCGTGCGTCGTTCGCGCTACCCGCAGCGGCTCGGCGATGTCGCCGCCGTACAGGCCGGCGAGGCGATCGAGCGTATCGGCGACATCCTCGGGCGAAGATTCGTCGTCGAAAATATCGACCGCGAACTTCCCGCCCGTCACCAGCGCAATATCGTTCTGCGCCGCCTTCCAGCCCTCTTCGCTGGCGTGGCAGCGGATGCAGCTAATTGCCGGCTGCAGGTTCGCCGTATGCGGCGCCGGCACGGTGCGATCGGTCACGAGGTTTTGCGGCGCCACATCGACCAGGCCGCCGGCGGCGTCGAAGAGCGCAAAGGCCAGCATCCCGTTCGGCAGACTTCCGATTTGCTCGCTACCGTCGAACTGGTAGCTCAAAAGGTTCTTGAGCACATGCCGGCGGCCGTCGATCGGCCCGTCGAAATAGTCGCGCGTGATCGTCAGCAGCGAAGGCCCCAGGCTAGGCCGGCTGTTCGTCGCGTAGAAAAACTCGATCGCCCGCGGCTTGCCCGTCACATGCGAAAACCACTGCGCCAGCCGTTCGTCGCTGCGCAGAGCCGCCGCTTGCTTCGGATCGGCGCCGAGGCTGGCGTGAAATGCTTCTTCCGCCGTCCCCTTCTCCGGCCGAGCAACGATCCCGCGCAGCTTGTAGTACTGGCCGCCGTCGAGCGTGCTCAGGATTTTCGTGATGAACCAATCGGCCCGCAGGATCGGCGCGGCGCTCCCGGTGAGCGTCGCCAAAAGCAAATGCTTGTCCGGCCCGCTATGCAGCGCGACGTCGCTTCCAACAACAAAATCATACGTCTGCCCGTCGCTCGCTTTATACGGCGCCACCTTCCGCCGGCCGATCGTATGGAAATACGGATCGACCAGCGCCAGCCCTTCGAGCAGCTTGCGCAGGCGGGCATAATCTTCCGCCTTCGGCGCCAGGCGGCGCCAATCGACGCGAATCAGCCGGCCGTCGGCGAGCCGATCGTGGCGGTAGAGGTTCGGTGAGTGCGAGCAGGCCGTATTCAGCGCGTAGGCGAAAGCGGCGTGGAAGTCGTCGGACGGATCGAGCGTCCAGTAATAGGTGAAAAACGGCGCTTCGATCGGCCCTATCGCCCCGGCGTCGATCGCCGCCGCGGCGACCGCCTCAGCGGGCCCGAACGCTTCCGGCAAGTCGCCCGGCAGCTCGCCAGGCAGGCCGGCGGCGCTCAGGGCGAGAATCGCGGTGAGGAAAGCAGCGGTCAAAGGCTTCACGGATTTAGTACAGCAGGACGCCGGCGTGCGGCGCCGGCGTGCCCTTGGCGATCGGCAGCGCTTTGATGAGCCCGAAAATATCGATCCCTTCGGCGACCGGTTCGTCGCCTTCCATCGCCCGATCGGGGCGCAAGAGGCCATGCCCGAACGACGGATCCTTCCCGGCTGCGCCGGCGTCTTCCGCGCTATCGACGATCCGTTTCTTAACTTCGGCCGGCGAGAGCTTCTTCTTGCTGGCCGAGCGGATGCAAGCGCACAGCCCGGACACGATCGGCGTTGCCATGCTCGTGCCCGACATCCGACCCCACTTCCCGCCGGGCAGGCAGGAGAGCAGATCGACGCCAGGCGCGGCAACATCGACTTGATCGCCCTTCGAGCTGAACGCCGGCACGCGGTTTTTCTTATCGGCCGCGGCGACGCGGATCCCTTCGACGACGCCTTGCGCCGGCCAGCCGACGCCCAGGCCGCCTTCATTGCCCGCGGCCATGACGACATCGAGGCCGGCGGCGATCGCTTTCAGGAGCGCATCGACAATCCGCGGGCTTGGCTCGAGCGATCCGAGCGAGAGCGAGAGAATGTCGGCGCCTTCGGAAATCGCCCACTTGATCGCATTGACGATCCAGGCGTCGTACCCCGATCCGTCGTCGCCGAGGCACTTCGCAATCAATAACTTCGCGTCGGGCGCCATGCCGAGCACGCCTAAATCGTTCTCGGCAGCGGCCGCCAGGCCGGCGACGTGCGTACCGTGCTTATTCACGTCGAGCGGCCCGTACGGGCTTTTGGTGAAGTCTTTCGCCTTGAGAATCTGACTCTTGAGGTCGGGATGCTCGAGGTCGCAGCCCGTATCGAGGATCGCAATCACGATCCCCTTGCCGCGGCCCCTCTTGAAGACTTCCGGCGCGCGGAACTGATCGACCCACCAATCATGCTCCCGCTGGGAGAATGTTTCGTAGGTGCGCGTCAGTTTCCACGGCGGAAGACGAAAGAGAGGCACGGCTTCGCCGAGAGAGGTGAAAGGAGAGAAGAGAAAGGAGAAGAGGCGAGGACCGGCGCAAGGCCAGCGGCAGGCACAGAAAAGAGCGGGCGGGCGCTTTGGGCCGCCCGAGGAATGCAAGGTCCACGGGAGCGGCCCTCAGCGGCGATTGCTTAGGAGCGAATGGCTTCGAAGATCGCCTTGGCGATCATGAAAATCAGCGACCAGGGAATCGCGGCGGCTTCCACCGTCGCTTGCGCTTCAACGCTTTTGCTCGACGCGCCGCCGGCGAGCATATCGCCGACCAGGTCGGAAACGATCCCGATCAGCTTTTCGGCCAGCGGCGAGGCGAGCAGCTTGCGGACGGCCGCGACAACGCGGTCATCGGCCGGCGAATCGGTGGCGGTCGCCCCCAGCGCCAGCAGGTCCATCCAGGCGGCGACTTTGGCGGGCACGCCCTCGGCGGCGAGCGCCTTCTCGAAGGCGGCTTTCATGCTCTTTAGGAACTTGAGGCGGTCGAAGAGAGCCACTTCGAAGTCGGCGGCTTGCGCGTCGAACGAGGAAGCGTCAAAGGTGAGAGCTTCGGACATGGGGCGGGATCCTTCAGGCGGGCGGCGGCAGTCAGGGCGAATAGCAAACCTTCACCGTACCCGCCGGCCGGGAAAAGCGCGCAGGGCGGGCGTCTATGTTTAGACGGGAGGGGCGGGAAGCGCTAGAACAGGCCGGCGACGTTGGCCCGGCGGACGCGATCGGCGCGATCGTCGAGCGTCAGCAGCATGTAGCGCCACAGCGGCAACAGCGGCGATTCGATGAATGCCCCGAGTTGGTTCGACAGGCAATACAATCGTTCCCACGAATCAACCGGCAGATCGCCGGGACGCGCTTCAACTAACAGCAGCACGTTGTAGCCGTCGCACGTTCCGCACTTGCGAAAGTCGCTCGTGACAACGAATTTCCCCGCGTCGATTTTCCTAGCGGCGACTCGACCATGACCTTTGCATTGTGGGCAGATGACGGCCAATTCTCGCTGGCGACCGGTTCCCGAACAGCGCGGGCAAGGTTCGCGTTGTGGAATTGGATCGAGCATGAACAGCGTAGCATCAACGATGCCGACGCCCCTGCACGTCCAACACGGCGGCGCGACTTGATTGACAGCTTCGATCATCTGCCGTTCGTACAGCTCGCGTTCGCTCTTGAGCATATCCCGCTTGATGCAACGATCGCACGAGCACACCCTTCGGTAGTCAGGCGGACTACTTGCCGGGCAACTCAGATCCTCACAAGCCAGCCGCAGGATTGACGCCAGCGGATCGCCGCGCTCTTCGAGCCAATCCGCATACGCCAGACGAACCGGTATCGCGTCGTCGCCCTTGGCGGCCAGGCAGGCGGATTCGAGGGCGTGTTGATCGTTGCAAAGCGTGTTCACGGCAGGAGCGGATAATTAGATTTGAACTTGGTGATGATCGCCCGCATTTCCTCCCGCGTCGGTGGCGTCATCGACATCATCGGCGGATCGAACTGTGGAATCGTTATCACGCGAGCGGGGCCATTGAGTTCCGCCAGCCGCGGATCGCGCTTCAGCTTCGCGTAAACCGTCGGACTGACATAGATCGCGTCGGCCGTCTGCACGATAGCCGGCTTGCCCGAGTCGACCAGCCCCCAGTTCTTGCGCCGCTTCGCCCATTTCTTCCGGATCCGCCGCTTCTTGCTCTTGGGGAAGCGCACTTGCCGCCACTGTTTGGCTTCGAGGGCCGGCTCGACGATGACCTTCAGGCCGTACATGCGGGCCGGCAAATCGAACGGGATGGGGTTATCCGTCACTTCTTCGCCCTCGGATCCGTGGCGACAAACTCTTGCGGAATGTATTTCGCCGCCAATCGCTCCACATGCGGCCGAAGCGCCAGCGGCAGCATATCGCAGCGATGAGCACATCCGCGCAGAAAGACGCGAATGTCGTCGGGCAGTTCGGCGGCCGGGAGGCCGCGGCCATGTTCAATGGCGTTCCAGACTGAAGGCAAAACGCCGAGAGCTTCCGCAAATTCCCGAATGCCCATGCCCGCCGAGCGCCGAGCGTCGCGGAGTTTCCCGCCCATTTCCAGGCGCCTTTCGCGTTCTTCGGTGATCGTGCCTTGGCAGCCGCAGGTCGGGCAGTCCAGTCCGTCGTTATCGACCAGCGACTCAGCCACTTCTTGACGCGAGACGCCCGGCGCCGGGCGAACGACAACCGGAATGAGCTTCTTTCGCCCGAAACACACAGGGCACGGTACGCGTTCGCTTGGCGTCATTTCTTCCGCACTCGCCATTTAACGACCCTTTGGATGAGCGGTTCGACCAACATCGGCAGCGCCACTAGCGCCGGCGCCACGGCGACCAGAATCATAAGCACGATCAGCAGATGCAGGCCGTCGAAGAACGCGTTGAGTTGAGCTTCGTCCACTAGACACCGTTCGCAATCACACCATCGGGAATCTCAAACAACCCTTGCCGCCCGCGGTATTCAATCGGCGGAATCTTCACCACGCTTTCGAGCCGCCAGGCGAAGCGGCCCGGCGAGAAGTCGCCCAGGGTAATTTCCATGAGACCGATGTCGGCGATCATATCTTCCGTCCGTCGACATTCAACGAGGTGCGCAGTCGCCACAACCGCGCCCAGCGGCCAATCTTCAGGAAAGCCAGGCCACCTTCCGAGATACTCGGCAGCTAATTCGAAAAGATCGTCATTCCACTTCTTCGACGCGCAGATCGCAATCGGCCCGCGATACTTCGTCGGCCAGGAGCGCGTTTCGTATTGCTTCACGCCGGAGGCGATCGCCGAAGCCCAGGGTTGCCAGATGGATAGAGCTTTCATCAGAACGGGATCCTTACCAGCCCGAAATCCTTCGCCTTAATCTTCACCATCCGCCCGTCGTCGTGATGCCAAACGACGCCTTCGATCCCCGCCTTATCGAGATACGCCTTCAGGCCGGCGTAGTCGCGCGGGCAGTCGTGGAGCAAATGCCGGCCGTGGCGCACAAGCGTATGGAAGCCGAAGTTCTCGGGGTTGCCTTGCACCTTCGGGCCGACCAGTTCATACGTTCCGTCGCCGAGCGATTCGAAGTCGGACATCGCTTCGCGAAACCAACGATCCTCGGGCCCATCGCCGACCGGCAGCCACCCTTGCTGCTTGCCCGTCGCCGGATCGACTTCAGAGGCCGCTTCGAAGGCCGCCGGCGGCTTCTTCCCGCGGCCGACTTCGTACCGCTTGAAGAGCTTGCTGCCGCGGACCAGGCAGCAAGCGCCGTCGTATTTCCGCGTGGCCACCCCTTCGCCGTCGAGCACCCACTCGGCGCCGGGCGTGACGTCATCGCGGACCAGCCGATCGCCGTCCTAGTTGCGCTGGAAAAGGCTGATGATTTTTTGCATGACTCACACTTCCACAGTTACTTTGCCGCCCTTCACATGAACGACGCACGGCACACCGCCAATCGACTTCTCCATATCTAACTCAAAGTCGATCTTGCCGATCGTCACCTTGACCCAAAACCCCTGCCAGAAACCAACGTAAGAGCCGTCGGAATCGGCAATTGTGGCGCCGACAAACTGCTTGATGGCTTTCGGTTTAGCGTTCATGGTCGCTTCGCTTTCCATCCAGCGGAATCACACAAGCGTCAAGCAGCTCCTGCCGATACCGCTTAAACCGCAGCTCGTCGACGTGCTTGTCGATCGCTTCGTACTCTTCGTTCGTCAGCTTCTCATCGGCCATCGCACCGAGCACGCGAACGCGGATTTCGGGATACCAGCGCAGCCAGGATTCGACGTTGCTGTAGCAGTCCGCGCTCGCTTCGAGGTGCGCGGTGGGTGAGGCGGCGGGAGATTCACGGCCGCGAGCGGCCCAGCCGGTCCAGAAACTAACGACCGACATCGCGAGCCCAAGGCCGGCAATCATGACGAACAGGCCATTGTCGCCTCGCGGCGCCGGAGTTGGTTCAGGTTTCATCGTCATCGTCATGAGCCTTTCGGAAGAGCCGCCACGCCGCTGACAACTTAATCCATCACCCGCCGCTCGCGATCCTCGGCGTCCAAATCTCGCTGAAACGAGATCTGATAAGTCCCTGGCGGCAACACCCAATCGCCGTGTTCCGGATGCGTGAGCGTGCGCTCTCTCTTGAGCACCAGCACCGGGCCGTCTAGCGGCCCCGGTTCCTTCAGCGCGTACATCGTCACGCCTTCGGCGCTGTCCAAGCAGTGCCGAGAGCCTTGTGTCGTTCCCTCGGCGACTTGCGCGCGAAAAGGAATCTTCTTACAGCCCGTCGGCCGCTTCGCCAGAAGCTCGACATAGACGTCGCCCTGCCGGACGCCATCGCCGGGCGAAGCCGCCTCGGGAAAGCGCTGCAGCGCATCGCACTTGATTGCCTCGGCCTGAGCGGTGAGCTTGCCAATCGCCTTTTCGGCCGTGAGAGTCGCAGTCGTCATGGTCAATTTCCTTTCGAGAGAGAGCAAAGAACAGAAACACCAAAGATTTAAGAAGCTCCTACGATCCGCAGGTTCTTCCCGCCGGCGAGCCAGCGTTGCGCTTGCGCGCAGTTTTCGATTTCGCGCGGAACGCGCATCGCGTAAACGCGCGCGGTGGAAGGGCAAGCGCAGACGAGTAAGCGAGCGCCGTCCTTCGCTTGCATCAGCGATTCGTCGGTGGCATCGACGTCGTTCCGGCGATAGTCGAGCACGCGAGCGTTCGTCTGTTGCAGGTAGCGCGGCCAGCCGTAACGCTCCATCCGAATCCGGCGAATCTCCGCGTTCGCTTCGCCGTCGATTTGGGCGATTGCCTGCTCGCCAGGACGCATGACGAGTTGCTCGTCGACGCGGACGCCGTGAATGGCCCAAATCCGCCAGCCATCGGGATACTCAAGAGCCGGCCCATCTTCGCAGTGTAGCCGAACGCGATCGTTTCTCTTGAGTAGCCTTGGGCGCTCGCAAACCCAACAAAGGTTTTTGTGGGGCAACCACCAACCAGCGGACTGCGCGATTTCCCACATGCCGGCGAGTTTCTGCGTTGTTTCGTCCATTGAACAGGCATCGCGGAAATATTCGTAGAAGGCGAGCCATTCGGCGTCGTGCTGACCATAGCCGCTGTCCCCAACGCTGTCCCAAACGCTGTCCCAAACGCTGTCCCCAACGCTGTCCCAAACGCTGTCCCAAACGCTGGCCCCAACGCTGGCCCCAACGCTGGCCC